GTAGGTCTTGGTGAAATATATGATTATAATATTTTAACTGCAGGTACACTTTACTTGCCAGGAGATGTAGTTAATGTTATAGATTCAGGAGCAGGAGCAGGGGCGACTATACAAGTATTAACAGTAGGTGGATCTGGTGAAATTTTAACTTTAGATCTTATAGCCGTAGGAACAGCATACTCTGGACCTAGTGTATCTAGTATTACTAGTGCGTCAGGAGTTGGAGCTACTATATCTTTAAGTACTGACTACGGTATTATTTCTGGAACTAACGTATTAATACCTGGTTCAGGTTATAATTCAGTACCTTCTGTAAGTATTACTACACCAGGATCAGGCTTAGGTGCGCAATTTTTAGCAGTATTAAAAACATGTTCTGATTTCATAGGAACTTATTGTGATGGAACACTTGACAATAAAATACCATCACCACCTTTAGGTGTCGCAACTACTTTCTGTCTACAAGCAGCCCCTACAGTATTTGAAACTTATTCTGTAGACCAAGCAGGTTGTTGTTCAGCTGATTGTTGGACATATACATTTGAACATAATTCATCAACAGACGGACCTGTTGATTTTAAATGGACAGAATGTGGGGGACTACAGAATGTAGTAACATTAAATAATGGGGAAAATTTAGAAGTATGTGCAGTAGATGGTTCGCCATATATAGTTGATTCTCCTAGTATTTTAGAACCGCTTAATGTAACTATCTCTATAGATACTCCGTGTACGATATAATAGTAAAGTGGTAATTTTGTTGGTTTTATCCACTAACTATAGATCTCGGTAGGTTGATACTTACCGAGATTTTTTATATATTTACAACAATAAGCCTTTAAGGCGTAAAATATACTTATGATAAAGAGACTATTCTATGATATTGAAACATCATTCTGTGAAGGTCATTTCTGGAGACCGGGTTATAATCAGTTAATACTTCCAGATCAAATAATTAAGTACGCACAAATAATATCTATATCTTGGAAGTGGGAAGGTGATGATAAAGTTTATCATGTTGATTGGGGTATAAACAAACAGTGTGACAAAAAATTATTAAAAACTTTTATTAAGGAATTAGACAAAGCTGACGAAATTGTAGCTCATAACGGTGACAGGTTTGATATTAAATGGATAAGAACAAGAGCTTTGTTTCATGATATAGAAATGAGAGATACATATATAATGATAGATACATTAAAATTATGTAAAAAATATTTCAATCTACCTTCTAACAAATTATCTGAAGTTGCTAAATACTTTAACTTAACTAGAAAAATAGATTCAGGGGGTATGAATACTTGGATGAGAATAGTATTCCATAAAGACAAAGAAGCTTTAAATCATTTACATTATTATTGTGACGGTGATGTTATTACTTTAGAGGAGGTATATAATAAGTTAAAACCTTATGTTAGAAATAAATCTAATTATGCTGTATTAACAGGGGGTGATAGGTTTTCTTGCCCAGAATGCAATAGTAACCATGTCCATTTAAATAAAACATATACTACAGCCGCCGGAACTTTACAACATTTTATGAGATGTGCTGATAAAAGTTGTAGACAACCTTTTAAAATAAATAACAAAACATATCAAGATTTCTTATCATTTAAAATAAGAAATAACATAAAAAAATAGTTATCTTAAATAAAATATAGCAAGGACTACTCAATTAAGTCTTTGTTATTCTCATTAATTTTTAGTATTTTATAGTATGGAAGGTTTTAAAAAACCAGATCTTAATGCCCCTAGAAAAAGAAAAAAAAGTCTAAATTTATTAGACCATAACTTTTATAAGGAGTTTAAGGAAAGAAACCCTGAGTATGCTGATTTAGATAATAGCATAATTAAAGAAGTAGTAAGATCATTTAATGAAGAAATCTATAATAATGTTATAGAAAATCGTGATGGTGTAGAACTTCCTGAAAACTTAGGAATAATTTTTATAGGATCTTGTCAAAAGTCTTCTAAAATAAATATAGATTACAAAAAATCTAAAGAATATGGTGTTAAGGTAAAACATAAAAATTGGGACTCAGATGATCTTCTGATGAAAATATTTTATACAAACTATAACAATAGAACTTTATTTAGATTTAGAAATTTATGGCGATTTAAACCACATAGAAATTTTGCAAGAAAAGCTTCTGCAATTTATCGTAAAGGTTTTAATAAGTATGTTAGAGTAAAATCAGGAATATCTGTTTCAGGTCTATACAAGAATACTGAAATGAAAACTATAAAAGATGGAAACTACAATAGGAGAGACAATATCAAGAGTACGTAATATTATGAAGGCAGTTAAAGAAGATGCCTTTGTAACAGATAGATTTTTATATAGTCTTATTCTTAAATATGGAAAAGCATTTATTAAAATGCAAAAAGATCAAGATCAAATACAAAAACTTGCTGGTCTTTATAAGTCTGTTCCATGTGTTGAACTAATTCCTGTAGACAAAATAGAAGCTTGTTGTGGAGGTATTAAGACCAATTGCACAATAATGCGGACTAAGAACAAACTCCCAGATGTTATGTCTAGTAATTCAGGACCTATGTTTAGAACATTATCCTCAATAGATGGTTCTATAGAAATTCATCCTACTGAGCCTAGAACTTATACAGCAATGGCTAATTCTACAACCTTTAAATATAATAATAAAAAATATTATTGGTATATAAATAATTATTTATACTTCCCTAATATATCGTGGCCTTCTGTTAAAGTAGAGGCTATATGGGAAGGTGATATTTCTTCTATAGCATGTGATGCAAAAGATAGCGATGAGACTTGTCCTAAAAGACAAGACCAATTATCAGCTATTCCTGATTATTTATTTGCAGAAGTAGAAAAACAAGTTTTACAAGAATTAGGTATTACAACAAGAATACCACCAGACTTAGGAGGTGACGATAAACAAAGCATATATAGATAATGAATACACTACTTAAATATAGGTCATTTGATGAGCTTTACGATGAGGCCACTATTGACATAAGGAATATTACATTAGAGGGTAATCTAAATCCACATGCTTTAATCAAAACAGTTAGAAAGCTTAATCATGATTTAGGTCTCAGAATATATAGAGAATCTGAAGAAGTTATAGATGTAGAAAAAGGAAGAGCGAAATTACCTGAAGATTTCTATAGTTTAAACTATGCTATGGTTTGTGGTGAATATAGCTGGACTGAAGTATTACCTCAAGGAACTCATATAGAAGATAAAATGATTCCTAAGTATACACCAATGCAAGAACCAGTTCCTTGTGTAGATGCTTGTAATACTAAAGACCCTTGTGATCCGTGTAATGATCCCTGTAGTGATGAAAATTTAGCTTGTTCACCTAGAGTTTGTTTAACTAAATGTGGTGATGAATATATATTAGAACAAAAGATTAAGACCCGTACACGCTCTTTTAAAACATTTTACCCTCTACGTATCAAAGATACAAGAGAAGTGAACTGTAAGTGTCCTAATTTGCGTTTATTTGGTGCACCTAATGAAGCTAGAATAGACAATGGTTGGTTAAAAGCTAATTTTGAAACAGGCAAGGTATATTTAAACTACATGGCTGATATGGTTGACCTTGAAGGTAACCTATTAGTTCCAGATCATGAACTTATAAATGAGTATTACGAATATGCTGTAAAAGAGAAAGTTTTAGAGAATATGATGTACGACGGTAAAAACGTTGGGAATTTACTTCAGTATACTCAACAAAAATTAAGAGCTGCTAGAAATAACGCTGTTAGTTATGTTAACACTCCTAATTTTGAAGAGATGAAAAAACTTCATGAAGTGAACAGAGCTGCTCAATACAGTAAATATTACGACATGTTTAAATCATCACCTAATAACCCAAGTAACGCGTATAGAAACGGTAATGGCTAAGAAAAATAAATCACAAAATTTATCACACGAAGATAAGCGTGCTTATAATTTAGGCATGGTTAAGGATTTAAATGCATCCTTTCTACCTAACGGTTCGTGGGCTTCAGCTAGAAACGCTAATAATAATTCACAAGAAGGTGATTTAGGTGTTATAGGTAACGAGCCTTCTAATGCATTATGTGTATCTATAAATTACACTATAATAGGTAAGATAAAATTATATGATGATAAATGGTTATTATTTTCTACAGATAATTCAGCATCAGAAATTGCTATATTTGACGAGTCTGCTTGTACTTATGAACCAATAGTTAATGATACTTGTTTAGGATTTAAAACAACACATTTAATAACCGGCGAGTCTAAAGAAAATTTCGACTGTTCTTATCAAGCATATTGGGCAGATAATTTAAACCCAGATAGAACATTAAACATAAGTAATATTCCATATAAAGGGCAGTACCAACCTATACCTAGTAATCCTAGTTGTGTGGAATTTATAGAAGATTTTCCTAAAAGACTTGATTGTGAGCAAATTAGGTTAATACCTTTAACTAAACAGCCTTGTTTCACCGTAAAAAAAGCTACATTAGGTGGCCAATTATTTAACGGGTCATATTCTGTAACAGGAGCTTACACACTAAATGGTCAAGTTGTGTCTGATTATTTTTCAGTGTCTAACGTGCAACCTATATTTGAACATGAGAATGTTGCGGGTTCTATAGACATTACTGTTAATAATATGGAAGATGAAAGTTATGACGAGTTTAAGCTTGTCGTAATAGCTGTAGTTAATAGTCAAACTAAAGCATATGACTTAGGTATATACTCTACTAGGGAAAAATATATTTATATAGATTACTTAGATCAAGCTTTACCTTCTGTACCATTAGACACTATAATGATAAGAACGCCTAATTATGATCGTTCTGAGTCTATACATAGAAATGGTGAGTACTTGATGCGAGTAGCTCCTTCAGCTAAATTTGATTTTAATTATCAACCAACAGCTAATAATATAGTTACTAAATGGTCTTGTGTAGAATATCCTGCAGATTATTATAATAAAGGAGGATCTAACCCTAGTTTCTTAAGAGATGAAGTATATGCGTTATTTATAAGATTTGTTTATAATACAGGTGAAAAGTCTTCATCTTATCATATTCCGGGAAGAAATCCTAATGCAACAGACACACAAACTATTAATGATAGTAATACAATAGAAGGAGCTAATACACCTAGATGGAAAGTATATAATACTGCAACGTTTACATTACTTACACCCACTCAAGTAGATACTAATGGTTATGAGATAGCCGAAGGACTTATGGGTTATTGGGAGTCTACAGAAAAATATCAAGATAATAAACCAGATGTTTGGGGTAATCTATGCGGTAAAAATATTAGACACCATAAGTTTCCAGATACAACTACAGATGGTGTATTATCTACAAGATGTAATCACTTTGACCAACAGGGCACACCTGGCACACCTTTTTCTACAGAAAGAGTAATAAGAATAATGGGTGTTAAGTTTTCTAATATAGAATACCCTAAAGACAATCAAGGAGTTCCTATAGACGGAATAGTTGGTTATGAAATACTAAGAGGTTCTAGAGAGGGTAATAAGTCTATTATAGCTAAAGGTATGTTTAATAACATGATTGGGTACGTCTTACCCGAACATGAAGACAAAGACAACGTACCGGCTAATACTGCACAACTAAACGCTGATTACCCTAAAAAAGGGTTATACCAAAATTACCCTTTTAATGATTTAAGACCTGACCCGTTTATTTATAAAAAATTAGAAAGACTTAATGGTAGAAACGTACCTCAATATGCTTATGCTAATAATTTAGTTAACTGGGATTACTTATCTTTTCATTCACCAGATACGCAGTTTAGAAATCCTTTCTTATCAGCACAAGAATTGAAGCTTTATGGTGCGTTAAGAGGTACAGCTACAGGCAGATTTAAAGAGCCTGAAGGACACCCTATGCACAAAATTATAACAGACTTTAGTTTTATAGTTGCTGCAATAGGTGGTATTGGTATAGCAGCAGCAGCTTTAGCTCCGGAAGTTAGGTCTCATTACGGTACAAACTGGGTCAGTGATACTAAACTTGACTCAAATATTTTAGGTACTGGGGGCGGTTTTGCACCGGCTTTTTGGGGTATGGGTACAGGAGGATCGATAGGTGGATGGGGTTTTGCTGCTGATATTTTGAGTACATCAGGAGCTTTACAAATAGCAGATTTAATATCAGCAGGTTTCTCCACGACAGCACTAACTACCACATATGATATATTAGCAATATTAGCTGGTATAACTACAGGATCAACTCCCGAATATACTCTTGAAATGACTGCTGCAGGTAAAAGTGGTTTAAACCCTATTATAAGAGCATTACAATATTTACCAGCTATTGCTTTATATTGGTCACAAGGTACAGATGAAATGTTAAGATTAATAAGAAATCTTATTCGATTTGAACAATATGCATTAGCTTATGAATCTCATTGTGAATATGATCAATTAATAGATCTAGGTTTAAGTGGTGTTAGGCGTAAAGTAAAAAATTCAAGATATATTAAAGATGGTTTTCAAGATTATGATTTGAAAACTAAAATAAATAATTTGTATAGAGGTCATTATGTTTGTGTTAATACAGAACAAAGCATACCTTCAGGACATCCTCAAGTAAATTATGACAATACACGTAATACATTAGGTACAATAAGAAATGGTGCTGACTTAAAAGGTACATTTGGTTCAGCTACTGTGGCTAATAGCCCTTATGCACCTCAAGTATCTTATAATGAACCAACTAAATGGTTTAATACACAATCACAATGTTATTACGGGGCATTAAAAGTATTTATAGATAACCAATATGGTCAACTTAATAATAGAATAAAACAAATACCTATAGGATGTATTCAACCTATTTTAAATCTAAGCACTAGGTTTGAATCAGGTATTATATTTGGAGGTGACACTTATATCACAAGGTACACTGAAAAGAATACTATGTTCTATTTCTATGAATGGTTAAACGGCCAACCAGATGATTACGAGTTTAATTATGATAATTATTTAAATGTACCTAGACCTTTATATTGGGTAGATACGAGAGAGTATGATGCAAGTACATTTTTATCAGGAATACTTAAAAAGATAGGTAAAAAAGAGGCAACTTCTGACTATGGAATACTACCTAATGATTATCATTACCTAGATAGAAAATTTGAGACTAGTATTATAGAGGGACAAATTAAAGACACAGGTGGTGATAATAGTTATCAACGTAGAAGTTTATTTAGAATTATAGATGCTTATTTTTATTTGTTTAATTCTGGTGTCAGAGACTTTTATGTAGAATCTGAAGTAAACACAGATTTAAGAGATTGGAATGACACACCTGAAGAAAGACATTATGATCCATATAGGTATACTTCATTAAGAGATTTATTTAATACTGATATAATTAAATCAGGCAACTTATTTAAATACGATTATAGTTTATCTATATCAAGAAATTTTAGAAATTTATCCTCTTGGGGTAATATGCAGCTAAGATCTTATGATCCTCAAGTTTCTGAAACATGTTATAGTTATTATCCTAAAAGAGTTATTTATTCTTTACCTCAAAATAAAGAACTTATAGCTGATAACTGGAGAGCGTGGTTAGTAAATAACTATAAAGATTTTTCAAGTAGAATAACGACTATTAAACCTATAGGTAGAAACGGAGCTATGATGCTTTTTGAACAAGAGGCTCCTATAATGATACCAGGTGTAGATGTTCTAGAAACAGATGCTGGTACTAAAATTACTATAGGTGATGGTGGATTATTCTCACAACCATTACAAAATATAGTAAATACAGATAAGGCTTACGAGTACGGTTCTTGTCAAAATAAAGAAAGTGTAATAAACACACCTTTTGGTTTATTCTATATTAGTTTAAATCAAGGTAAAATATTTAGATATGCTGGAGGTTTAGATGAGATATCTAGAAATGGAATGCAATGGTGGTTTAGTAATCACTTGCCTTATAAGATATTAGAAGATTTTCCAGAATTTGAATTAACAGATAATTCTGTAATAGGTGTAGGTGCTCAATGTATTTATGATAATTCTGATAAGATAATTTATGTTTGTAAAAAAGATTATAAATTAAAATCTCCTAAAGAAGCTAATTACAGAACTATAGAATATCTTTATGATAATTGGTTTCAAGTAGATAAAGTTATCAGAGTTAGTTTAGGGGACCCTAGATATTTTGATGATGCTTCGTGGACAGTATCATTTGACCCTAAAGCAGGTAACGGTCAAGGTGCGTGGGTATCATTCCATGATTGGCATCCGACTATGAATATAGCAAGTAAAACTACATTCATGACTGTTAATAGAAATAGTATCTGGAAGCATAATGATAGATGTGATAGTTTCTGTAATTTTTATGGAGTAGATTATCCTTTTGAAATAGAGACTATATTTTCTACACAAGATCAAGCTACTGTTTTAAGATCAGCTGAATATACACTTGAGTGCTACAAGATAGCATCAGATTGTATAGATTGGCATCATAAGCTAGATGAAAATTTTGATGAAGCAATAATATATAACACAGAACAAATATCTGGTATATTAAGGTTAAACTTAGCACCTAAAAATGATGTTAACGCTATATTACAATATCCGGCGATCACACCTAACTATATAGATATATTATTTGCTAAAGAAGAAAACAAATACAGATTTAATCAATTTTGGGATATAACACTAGACAGAGGAGAATATTCAGGTAATACTAGAATCATGTGGGAAACAGATCCTAATGGTTATACTAAGAATATAAACCCTTTTTATATTGACTATAATAAACCAGAATTACAAAGAAAAAAGTTTAGACATTATCTCTCGTCTTTAATTTTAAAGAAAAGAGTATCAGGAGATTCAAAATTTTTGTTTAAATTGAATAAAGAGAAGCAAGTTATAAGTCCAAGATAAGCTATGAGTTTAAATAAAGGAAAAATAAAAGTTAAGTCAAGTCAGACTAAGCAGTCTAACCCTTATAGTAAGGATATGATTTATGATCCAAGAGGTCAATGGGCTCATCCTGGTCAGAACACAAGGATTCCTGGAGGAGATATTACCATGCAAGGAGTTAACTACCCTGTAATGGGTGTTGATAATAATGGGCGATCTATAATCATGATGCCTGGAGGAGAATATAACTTTCCTGGTGCTGATTATGTAGATGAATTTCCTATGTACCAAGATGGTGGTGTAAAGCAAAGATCAACTACATTTGTACCTTATAGAGAAGGTGACATAGTATTAGATCCTGAAAATGATAATAGACCTTCTACACATTTAATGGCACGAGAATACATTCCCGGTGAAGGTTGGGTAGCTTTCCCTACATTATTTCAAAATGGTAAGGACGACTGGAAAGAAATTCAAGACGTTGGTGAAGCTTATGCTGAAGCTAAAAAAAGAGGAGAAGTAAATTATTTTGGAGAAGACGTTAAAGCTGCTATAAGTTTTGCTGATGATGGTGATTGGAAGCAAGAGAAAAAATATGGAGGTTTAATTAAATACCAAAATGGAGGAGGCAAACCAAAATTACCTTCTAGAGAAGGATGGGTAGGGAGACCTCAAGAACCAATTGCTCATGGTATGATGAAAGAATATATTCCAGGAAAAGGATGGGTAGTATTTCCTACATTATTTCAAGATGAAGATGATAATTGGTCAGAAATTAGAGAACCTATAGATGCTTATGATGAAGCTTTAAAAAGAAAAGAAGTTCAATATTTTGAAAAAGAAGAAGATGCTAATAACTATTACCAATCAAGCTTGGATATCCCTGTAGAAACTAGACGTGCAATGTTTTATGATAACACTTCGCCATTTCTTTATAATATACCTCCTCATATAAAATACGGTACTGAAGCTTTCGAAGATTACATGACAGAAAGAGATGCGGCAAGAGAAGCTATTCCTTTTACTGATGAGTTTCGTAATTACCAGCTTAACCTTGAATATCCTGAGGTAAAAAATGAACAAGGTAACATGACCCAGAAGGCGTTAAACTCTTTAAAGAAAGATCATTTAAAGCCTAAAAATGAAAAAGAAGCTTTAAAGCTTATTGCTGATAGAGTATATAGTAATCCTTTAGAGAATGATGACTATTATGATTACATGAAAAATTATGCTAATTATGAAAACTTGGATGCTTTAGATGAAGCTAATGAATATAAGATAAATAACTATGGAGGTTACAGAGGTATGGGGCCAACATCACCTACAAGACCTATGACTGAAGAAGAGATGGTTCAATATGATAAAGGAAAATACCAAGATGGTGGTGCCGCTGGTAGAGAAGTCACACCTGAACAATATTATCAATTTTTAGTAGATACTAGAGGTAATAAACCTAAAGTATTAAACTATAGATCGTCTGTAGGTGTAGTTAATCCAGAACAAGTTGGTGAAAATAATGCAAATATTTATAATTTTACTAATTCTAAACCAGTAATAAAAGGTGAGTATGGCGTGGGTCAAGATAGATTTTCTTTTGACTCCGATGATTACTCAGGAGGTTTAGATAGTGAGTATGGTGAAGGCTACAGAGTAGTAAGTGTACCTGTTTCTCAAATGTCAGATCCTAAGTATGCTGATTACACAAAGCAAATGCAGTCTAATAAATTTGGTAAATATGACGATAACCTAAAAAACTTTAATAAGTTCTTTAAGAAGAAGATGCAAGATGGTGGAGGTAACACTAATCCTTATATCCCTTATGAAAATATTAACTATAATTCACAGAATAAATATGAAGGTCCTGGACCTATGGAGTTTTATAATAAACCGGGCGCTACACCTGAAGAAATTAAAATGCAAAACTTCTATGATAATTATTATCCTGAAGGGTTTAATGCAGATCAAGGAATGAGTCAAACACAAGACAGCTATAAAATAAGAAGTTTTGAAGTACCTATGCCTGATTTTAAAAAATCTATTCCTGATTTTAAAATAGACACATCTAACATGGATAGACGTATGTTTAACCAAATGCAGTCTATAGACTTGTCTTCTCCTGAATATATAGAGCAACTTAGAAGAGAAGGTAAATCTGATGAAGAGATAATGTCTATGATGCAAGATGGTGAAGGTTCTTTACATAAAGCACAGGCCGGCGAACAAGTACCTGGAGTATACGGTGAAGATCCTAATGTATATCAACAAGAAGGTTTAAATATACTTGCTTCTAATTTAAACGCACCTTTTGTCAATCAACCAGGATATTATGACTATGCTGACAAGTTTAGTGGTAAAAGAGATTATGATAAAATAATGGATGCTCGTGCCTTCGCAACATATAGAAAAAACCCTTATGAAGAAGGAACGCGTGATTTTAGACAACAAGATAGGGAAAATATAAAAAATATTAGAGATGTTTATATGCAATCTAAAGATCATTACAAACAAGTTAAACGTGGTAATGCTAGACCTATTGCTATGTTTGATGAAGGCGGTTCTTATGATGCTTATCCTGCAGAACAGTTTAGCCAGATGGATCCTAGTATGCTAATGCAATATGCTAACCTAAGTAAGAAAGATTTTAAAGTAGAACCTAATTATGTTCCTCAAGAAGAGAATAAAGATTATACTAAAAATAAAAAGACTAACTTTGCTGAATTACTTAGAAATAACGTTATCAATAGTAAGTTAGAAGAAATGTATTCAGGTCTAAAAGAGCTAAAAAAGCCTCAGATGTTTCAAACAGGTGGTGCTTATGTAGGAGTCGGAGGACAAGGTATCTCAAGAGATATCTATGCTTCTGATATGAGTATATTAAAACAACAATTAGAATCTGGTCAAATAACTAGAGAAGAATATGATGCACAGTTAAATAATGTTAATGATCTATATGATGGTAAAGGTGATTGGCAAAATTATCAAGGATTAAATAATAATAATGGATTTAATAATAATAATGCTAATAATCCTAATGGTCTCCAAGAGGATTATAGACAGACTATGAATGTACCAATGTTGGATGATCCATTAGCTCCAGAACCCTTAGACTATGGTGATCCTCTAGGTGTAGACTATAGTATGTCACAAGACCCTTTAAAAATGCAACAAATTCCTGCAGGTACAATAGCTAATACACCTAACATAGCTAACACGCCTAGCATAGGAAGTAGTATTAACCCAGATGGTTTAACTAAAATGACACCTAAAAGTGCTGGAGTAATAGAAAACTCTCCTGGAACTTTAACAGATGCTGGTGTAGATAAGCCATTAGGATCTAGTTTACCTCCTCAAATGGGGGCTAAAAAACCTAAGAATAATGCGTGGATAGGTCAAGCTGGGGCATCTGGTGCTTTAGCTGGCTTAAGTATGCTAAACGGTTTTTTAGAAAGTAGAGCTAGAGCTGAAAGAGAAAGAGAATTAAGTAAGGACAGGATGGCTGATAGTGTGTTTACAACTAAACCATCAATGTCTGGAGACAGAGGAGACTATGAAATGAACACAGGCTTATTTAGACCTGATGATAAAACATATGCTCAAAATAGAAATTATAATAGATATCAAAATGGTGGTGCTATAGAGGAATGGTTTGCTCAAGGAGATAAAATAGATGCTGCTAGAAACGCACATGCTCAAGAAAATACGAGAGTACAGAACGTTAGAAATGCTATTCCAGAAGAAGCTTATAAGATTGCAGCAATGAATAACCCAAGACAATCTCTTCCTCCAGCAACAGCAAATTGGGTTGGCCAAAATGGTTTCGCTTGCAACACATACGCTTGTCAAGTAATGCAAAATGCAGGAGCAACAGTCCCTTCTGATTCTCCAGACATGACTTTTGGTAGTGTGAAAGTGGGTGCTGGTGACCCTTTGCCAATTGTTACAGGTAATGGTAGCTTTAATAGCCAAGCTAAAAACTTAGGTTTTGATCTTTTACCTGCAGGTACAATACCTGAGTCAGGAGATCTTATTAGGGGCCATTATAACAATACTTCAGGACGTAGTGGAAGTTATCATGCGGTTATTGCTGGTGAAGATGGTTCTGTTTCTTATAGTCCTGGTGGAGTGGATGAGTTTAATATGTATTCTGGTAACAGTAATAATCCGTGGGTGGATCCGTCACGATATGCTAAAGGTAGTGATAATAGAGTAATGAGGTATGTCGGTGATGTTCCTCGTTTAGAAAATGAATTTGATCAAGCTCAGCAAAGATTTCAACAAATGGATGCTCCTCACATGCAAAAAAGAGGAACAGGTCAAGTTGCTGCAAATTTGGAGCCTCATAGATTAGTAAACAATGAAGAAAGATGGATGCGTAATCTAATTGTTGAACAAGATAAAATTGAGGCTATGGATATTGAAGATAAAAAGAAAGCTAAGCTTCATCAGAAATTACAAAAAGAATATAGTGCTAAGTTAGATCAGATGGACGATCCTTCTTTAGCTATGAATAAATTTGGAGGAACTAGCGTTAATTATCAAGAAGGCGGCGAATATGAAATGTCTGATGAAGATATTCAATATATTTTAGCTAACGGAGGTACAATAGAATATTTAGATTAAACATTATGAGAAAAGTAAGAATAACAGGATTACCGAAATCTAAAGATGGCGGGTCACATTATAACAAATTAGAACCTAGTTATAATAATAATGACGAGTATGTTAATACTCCGGATACTACTGTGTCTAATACACTTAAACCTGTAGATAGAGAGGCAGCTAATTTAGAAGCTGAAAAAGGAGAATATGTTTACACAAATATGACATCAGACATGTTACCTGAACTATATAAAGTAGGGGGTAAACGTCATAGTCAAGGTGGGACACCTTTAAATATTCCAGAAGGATCTTTTATATTTTCAGATAATAGAGATATGAAAATAAAAGATAAAGCTATTCTAAAAGAATTTAACATGGGTGGCACTAAAGGAGTTACACCTGCTAAAATAGCCGCTAAATTTGATATCAACGAATATAAAAATATAATCAATGATATTAAGTCAGACAAAATAACTAAAGATACGGCCATGAGTATGCTTAAAAATAATACTCAATCTTTAGGTAAACTAGCTCTTGTCCAAGAATCTATAAAAGGTTTCCCAGATGGTATACCTAATGTATCTATGGAATACTTAGCTTCTATAGGTGTTAACCCTGAAGATATTTTACCACAAATGAGTCAAGAAGCTCCTCAAGAACAAATGATGCGTTATGGTGGCAATGCTCCATGTTATAAGTGTGGAGGTGCCTCTAAGTATGCTAATGGTGGGGAATTAGACAAATATAAAGATGGTAGAGAAGTTAGCAACCCTGTGTTTAGTAATGGTAAATATTATTACCAAGAATTATATGATGATCAAGGAAATATTATTAAAGCTAAAGATGAAAATTTAAATGAAAAATATGCTGATCGTGTAGTATATGATGCAAGTGGTAACCCAATTAAAGCAACAAGCCACCAAACATGGCTTAAAGAAGAAAAATTGAAAGAAGAAAATCTACCGTCTAATTCTAATGAAAATAAACCTAAAGCAGGTGTTTCTAGTATTAAAAACGGTCTTAACATAATTAAAGAAAGATTTAAAACTGATCCTGAATTTAAAAATTTTGTTATAAATAAATTTATAGATATAGTAGATAATGCTGATGATCCTAGAGTAACAGAAGAAGTAAAACAAAAAATATTAAAATATAGTGATGACGAAGTATTAAATTTGTTTAGTACATACCAAGGTCAAGTAGAGCAGATGATTTCTAACTCAGATATTGCAGGCAGAAATCCTCTAACTAATGAAATGAATAAAGGGTATGATAGAGGGGCTGTTGGTAAAAATAGAGATTATTATAAAGATTTTGGGGATGCTGCTTTATCTCCTGAAGATGTAGGAGTTGTTCAAGCTTTATATTTAGCATTAAATGACGCTTCTGTTGAAAATCCTGATCTTATTAAATATGGTTCTAATAACGATGGTTCTCAATTAATGTTAACACAAACTGGTAATAAAGACCACCAAGCAAGAAAAGAAGGGCAGCCTATTTCTCCTTTAGACCTACAACCCGGTGATACAACAATGTTTCAAGGATTATATGGCGGGTATCAAGAGCAGGCACCTGAAGAACTAGCACCTGAGAAAAAAGCAGGAGCTATTCCGGAAAAACCTTTCAATGAAGCTACTAATGAAGATCCTAATAGATGGTGGATGGAAGACATCATTAATACAGCAGGAGCTGCAGGGGATTATGGTAGAATAAATAAATATTTACCTTGGTCTCCAGGTGTAGATGTAGAAGTTATGGATCCTACTTTTTATGATCCTACAAGAGCCTTAGCAGCAAATGCTGAACAAGCTAACATTGCTTCTGATGCATCTGCTATGTTTGCTGGACCACAAGCTTTAGGTTCAAGATTATCTAAAATACAAGGAGACTCTGCAAGAAATGCGGCGAATATCACCGCACAATATGATGAACGTAATGTTGGTGTAGCTAATCAATTTGAGCAAGCTAACAAACAAATGATTAATCAATATAATGCTGCTAATGCGCTTAGACTTACTGATCAGTATGATAAGACTACAATAGCTAATCAACAATATGACAATTCTAAAGCTGCTGCTAGAGAGAAATTAAGACAAAGTTATATAGATGGTTTACATAGAGCCTTTAAAAACCAAATAGTAAATGAGATGTATCCTCAATATGACTTTGATCCATTAACTAGAGAATTTGGTAGATCAGGTGATGGTCGTCCTATTACAGGAGATGGTGCTTATAGTGAAAATGATGCTAAAAAAGCATGGGATGAAGCATATCAAAATGCATATAAAGATTGGTTTAACAGACACCCTAAGTGGGATGAAAAGAAAATACAAAGTAAAGCAGAGGAGGAAGCTGATGCTTTAACTTCTCCTAAGAATACATATAAAGCAAATCAAAACCCACCACTAAGTGCATACGGTTTTAAATAATAACTTACTTATAAAGTGATAAACTTTAATAGTTTACAATCATACTATTATAATTTAGTATATTAGTATTATAAAAGATATCTTATGGCAACATACTTACAGGGTGTAACAGACTACATCCCTAATGTAACATTCAATCCTGATTATAACTTTTTTCAAGGAGCTCTTGCAACAAAACAAGGTCAATATGATCAAGGTTGGGAGCAAATTAATAGTGCATATAATAGCATACTAAATGCTCCATTAACTAGAGGAGCTAATCAAGAACGTAGAGATGAATGGTTGGGTAACATGGAAAGTCAACTAAGAAAGATATCTAATAGTGATCTTTCTTTACCACAAAACGTAGATGCTGCAAGAGGGGTTTTTAAACCCTTTTACGAAGATGACCATATGGTTTATGATATTACGTGGACTAGACATTGGAATCAAGAAATGCAAAGATCAGAAGCTTTAAGAACGTGCATGGATGATGAAAAATGCGGTGATAAATATTGGCAAGGTGGTGTTGATTTATTAAACATAGAACGTCAAGAATTTGCTAATACTACAGACGAGCAATCTCTTAAAACAGGTATGAGTAATTATGTTGATAATTTCAATATGATGAAGGAAGCTCAGAAATTAGCTAAAGAAGCCGGTTTTGAAATTATACAAGAAGCACCTAACGGTAATTGGTTAGTTACACAAAAGAATGGTTCAATAGCTGAAAGACCTTTATCAGATTTTATATCAGCTGCAATGAGCACTAATCAACGAGCTATAAACTTTTATAAAGGGAAAGCTAAGTTACTAAGAGTTAGTGATCAAGAATCTTATGCTCAAATATACGGAGATATAACAGCAGCTCAAGAACAGCAAATAGCTAAAGTTAAGAATGCTCAAAATTTAAATAATCAAGCAGCTAAAGAAGCTAAAGGTAAGGTTAGTTCTGCAAAACGTGAAATAGACTATATATCAAATGGTGGTGTTAAAAAAATTACACCAAAATCTATATTAGAAGCAGAATTAGAAAAGTTACAACAAGATTTAAATATTTATGAAGGAAGCTCAGCTAGAATTCAAAATACAGCTAATAGTACTAATTCTGCAATAGAAAACGTAGGAATAGAGGGGGTTATTCAAAATCCTGCTATGTCTGATAATATTATAGCAAGCGCTATGATGAATGGTGATATAATGAATTCAGCAAGAGCTATTGCTAACATTAATACATCACAAACTTTAAAAGCAAATCCTTTTGTTGTTCAAGCGATTAGTCATCAAAATGCTATGCAGAGAGATGCTATTAATAATGAAAATTCACTATTAAAAGAATTTATTAAAGGTGACATGTCAGTAGAAGACATAGCACTTCTTACTGATAATCGTGATCTACTAGATAAAATTAAAAACATTCAAGCAGATAGAGATGCTATTGAGTTAGAAAAATTAGAGAAAATACCTAAACTAAAAACTAAAACATATGATGAACCTTCAATTGTTGACTGGTTACCTGATCAAGAAGGTTATGATAAGTATGTAGATAAAATTAATAGTGTTATTAATACTGTTAAAGACGAACATCAGAAATTAAGTGTCAGTGTATCTGACAAGCTAACAGCAGAATATAATGCTTTATACTCAGATAAAGAAGGTTCAAATTTTAAAGGAGTAGCTCAAACAACAACAAAAATAGGTGACCAACTTAAAAAGGTAGCTAAAGATGTTTTAAAAAATATGTCATTAACTGAAATGTTAAAGTATGGTATAGAACCAGGCGAGCTAAAAGCATTTATAAATGATTTTCCTGACAGTAAAACTGATATACTTCCTGCAAGTATACCAGCTAAGTATAATGGTAAATTTTTTGAAAAAATATTAGAGGTTGGTGGTAAAATAGGATCTACAGTAAGTTACGCAAATATAGGGATCAATGGTGCTCCTGCTGAAAAGTTATCAAGACTATTTCAGTTGAACGTTGAAAAAAATAAATATGCTTCAGACTATGTAGAAAATAAAATATACAATAGTGTATATACTCCTGAAACAAAAATACAATTAAATAAAGCAGAGCAAGTTAAGAAAAAAGCAATAACAGAGCATAAGCAAATAACAGCTGACTATGCTGTTAAATCTGGTAATTCTGATTTTATTGATGAGAATGGTAATGTTAAAAATTTTAATAATCTAGCTAACAATATGTTAGTAAAAGGTGATTATGAAAAATATTTTGCAGATGGTGCTTTGATAGGTTTTACGGGGACATCAGAAGCTAATGAATTATTAAGTGAAGCTGAAAATGTTTTCTTTGGTATTACTCCTTGGAAAGAAGGTTACACTAAACCTGAAGCTAAAAAGTTCATAGAAGAAAAATTAGGAATAACACTATCAGATGATGCTCTAAATAATTTACTTACTAAAAGTGTTCTTGACATAGACCGATGGGCAAGAAAAATGGGAACTCCCTATGATACTTATGTATTTGACAGAGAGGCTTTAGCTGGTTTAGCTAATATGCACGCTAAGTATTCAAGTTATACCGAAGGACTTTTTGAACATTATAACTCTCAAGATAAAGTTTTAGATAATAGTAAATTTGGAGATTTAGGGGGCACATCAGGTTTAGCTATGGGTAAATATGGTGTTACTACTGGTGCTGTAACTATTGGTGAAGATGACGTAGTTAGAAGTCAGTTAAGAGAGTTTGTTAACGATGTTTCAGCTTTTAGTGTTATAGATGGTAACTTACTTGCAAATACAATGAATTTTGAAAGTGTTCCATCTGTGCCCGAAGGTAGCGTATATTTAGTAACATCAGGAGGAGGAGGTTCAACAGCAAATGAGGCTGACATAAATTCGTTACTTGGTTTATTACAAAACGACTATAAAACAAAAAATGGTATAAAACCTAAATCCCCTATAGTAACTTTTGACAGAAGAGAAGTAGATGAAAATGTATCTGAAGTAACTTTCCATATTAATAATGAGGCAGCTGAAGCTAATAAAGTGGCTAGTAAGTATACAATGTATATTAATAATTCAGATTTACCTAAATATGGAGTATCTGCTGGCGAGTCAAGTGCTACATTAAATTCCAGAGCTTTACTTGACAAAAAAGGAGATAATTATAGCTTAAATTCTATTCGTGGAGAAGACTATGGTAAGGTTACATTGACTAATGTTAATGGTGCTCAATCTTCTGTAGAGTTTACAGTTCCTGTTTATGATCCTTACAAAGATGCGTTTGTGCAAGAAACTGTAGAATCTTATAACTATTCATCCGTTGGAGAAACAGATTATGGTAATTATGAGCTAGAATTATTACAAGAACAAGATAAATTTGTTGCTATAAACTATAGTAAAAAAAATATTTTTGATTATCTAAAAACATCAAAAAATATTTCTACTGATGATGCTAATTATTTATATGGAGGATTAACTAAAAAAGCTCTTATTAGTATAATAGAAAATCCTAATAATATACCATTAGTATTATCGCACCCAACTGCATACAGTACTCCAGAAGCACATCAAAAAGCTTTAACATTACTTAATAATTAAAATATATGCCTGATTATAGTAAACTTAACTTAGGTGATCCACTTAAGATAAACAACATGGATTATGCTAATATTAATTTTGCAGATGATGCTAACTCAACACCGCTCGACTCTTATAATGATTTAAGAAATGTAAGCTCTGGTGTTAAAGATCCTTTTTCTCAAATGGGTGCTCAATATTTTGACGCTAGTAGTAAGGGTTTTAATTATGAAAGATATTATAATCATCCTAAATTTAATAAGTTAGGTTTCTCTCCTTATAGAGATAATGAAGCAGTGTATAATGCTAATAGTTCTTGGCTTGATGAAATGTCGAGAGCAAGTGGTCAGTGGGGTACTTTGGCAAAAATAGGCGCTATGTCTAACATAAAGTCAATGGGGAGAATGTTAGGAGGAGATTTTTCTCCAGACTTAAGTGAAGCAAGAGAGTATGAACGAGCTGCTAATATTGGTTCATCATCTAAAGGTGGTATTGGTGGTTTTACAACTAATCTATATTTAAACTCAGGTTATACTGTAGGTATGATTGCTGAAATATTTGCAGAAGAAGCTATTATGGCTATAGGCTCCGCGGTAACATTTGGAGGAGCTGCTCCTGCTGCAGGTGTTAGAACAGGTTACAATGCTGGTAAGCTGGGTAAAGCTTTTAGTAATATGTTTGATTATACTAAAGCTGTTAAATCTTTTGATAAGGTTAAAGATGTTAGCAATATGTCTAAAGCTAATAATTTTTATAAAAATGCTAATAAAGTTGGTGATTTTTTAAATCCTTTGTCAGGAACTACAAATACATTACGTAATTGGGATAAGATGGATAATCTTACCAATTTAGCTAAAACAAGTAAAACAGCTGCTAACTTCTATAGGGATGTAAGAGAGCTTAACATGGTTGTGTCAGAATCTCAGTTAGAAGCAGGTATGGCTTTTAATTCTGTTAAAGATGATTTATATGATGAATATATAACTCAAAATGGTAAGGCTCCCGGTGTAGATGACATGGAGAAAATAAGTAATGCCGCACTTGCTGCACAAGATATGTCTTTTTACTCTAACTTAGGTTTAATCTATATGACCAACAAAGTTAGTTTTGCTCCTATTTTTAAAAAATTTAAAGGAGGTGTTTCTACAGATTTATTTCAAGGCCAAGGTTACAAGATGATCCTTAACAAAGAAGGTCTTAAAGATGCTACACAACAGGCTGTTAAAGTAGTTAAAGATGGTACAAATAAGTTATTTAGTAAAGCTACCTTAAAAAACCCTAAAGCCGGTTTAAAGGCAACAGCATTAGGTGCACTTAAATATTCTAAAGCAAATTTTTCAGAAGGTATTCAAGAATATTTCCAAGAGTCTATAAGTGAAGGCGCTACATCTTATGCAAAAGATTTATATTCAGATAATTTAGAAGGTGGTTATTGGAATTATATGGCAGATGGAATTAAATCTATGGCGAATGGTCAAGGTTTTGAGGTTTTTATGTCAGGTTTTCTTATGGGAGCACCTATAACGTTAGCACAGAAAACAGGTATTAAAACTTTTGACTATGCAGACGCAAAAATATTTAAGAAAAAAGCTGCAGAAAAAAAAGAAAAAAAAGAACAAATAATTAAAAATGCTGAAAAAACAGCAGATATTTTAAATGATTGGCTTAAGAATAACCCTCAAGATTTTTTTAATTCAAACATAGAAGCATTAAGAAATCAAAGTACAAGTCAAAGTAAGATGGATGAAGCTGAAATGACTGGTGACCAAAAAGCTTATCAGGATGCTAAAAGTGCTAAAGACATTGCAAGAGCTTTAGATATAATTAAAAGCCCTCAGAAATTCGAACATTTTAAAAGTATTTATAATGAGTTAGCTAGCTTATCTGATGATGAGTTAGTAAGTGCGTTTGGAGTTAAAGGACAATCAGGTGAGTCTATTAGAAATAGTATATATAATGATTTAAATAGAGTTCACAAGATACAACAAACTAGAAAAAAATTAGAAAAAATTAATCCTTTTAACCCTAATATATCTAAGTTAAAAGAACCTTCATCAGAAGACATTGCTCAAGTAATAGGTTATAATGCTTGGGAAGCTGCTATTGATGATGTCACTTTTCTTCAAGAAGACTTTGACAACACAATTAGTAGAATTACTAAATTAGGAGATGAGCTACTAAATAATAATATGTTTAGTGTTTTTAAATCTGTAAGTTATGGTGGTAAAACTAAAATTTCTCCACAAGATGTTCAAGCAACATTTTCTGTAGAAGGAATGGCTCAACAATTATCATTATTAAATGCAGAAATAGAAGCATTAAGTTACGCTGAAAATAAAACACCAGAAGAAGTTAAATTATTAAAAAATAAAAGACAGCAAGCAAGATCTTTAAAAAGATTATTTGAAACAGTTAATGTTAATACTGAAAAAACTAAAGAAGAAAGTGAGAATCTAAAAGAATATTTAAAAGAATTACAAAAAGAAATAAGTGAATATGAGTCTCTTGATTTAACAGAAAAATATCAAAATAAACTTAAAGAATTAAAAGATCAAGAAGCTTACATAAGAACAAAACATTTTGAAAGAGATGGTAGTCTTAGAGATACATACTTAGATCTTAAAAATTATTTTAAAACATTAGCTGAAGTTAACGGAGAAATATTTGATGCAACAAACTTTGATGAAATGTTTGTTAAATATAAAGATCTTTATGCTTTAAGAGAAGATGGTAACAATTTATCTAAATCTATTAATGTATTAGCAGATCCTAAAGGTTTCATGAATCACTTTACAGCATTAGAACAATCTTATAGAGATAAATGGGCTAATCGTAAAGATTATTTAAAAGAAGTTCTTGAGACTCATTATACGTCAGAGGAAATGAATAAGTTAGCCAACGAACTTCTAGATAAATTTGGTGTATTTTTATTACCAGAAGATCTTGCTAAAATATTTGATGAAGAAAGTGAACAAAGATTTCCTAATGAAATTTTTGATGCTCACACATTAAAGCCTGTTCAAAACCCAACAGTTGTTGCGGAAGTAATACAATATCTTGCTAAAGGTATACTTAAACCTATTCAAGAAGAGATTACTAAAGAAGAGGGTGAAGGTAAAATAGAGGACGCAATTGATCAAGAGAAATATCCTAATATATTTAAATATGCTACTTTTATATTTCCTCAATCAGAAGGGGGTAATGATTTATCTATAGATTTCTTTAATGAAATAGTTGATGCCTTTACAGCATTAGACAAAGATGAACAAGAAGCTTATGGTGATGTAGATATCTTATTTGAAAAAAATCCTAAAGTTATACAGAATCTTAAATCTAAATATAAAATACTAGGTGAAACTCAAGCTAAAGAAGATGCTGAAAAAGCTAAAGTTAAAGAAGTAGTTGACGAGGAAGCCGTTAAAGTAGATAAGCAACAAGAAACTTTAGATAAGCTATCTGCGTTACAAGAGAAGAATAAAAACTTTAAAACAGTTACAACAACTATTTCTAAACCAACACAACAATCTAATGAAACTGAAGCTAAAAAAGTTGAACTAGAAGCACTTATAGATAGAGAAATGATTTTTCTTGAAAGTGAGGAAATATCAAAAACAATAGATGAATTTTCAAATACTAATTTAGATAGAAACGGAAAAGAAAATCTTTTATTATCAGATATTCAAAATATTGTAGAAGATTGGGGAATAGATGAACAATCTGTTTCTGAATATATGAAAATGCAAGGCACTACTCTTATAAAAGCTGTTTGGAGAAATAATAAAGCTGAATTTTTTAAACTATTAGAAGCTTGGAAAAAAGCTACAGAATTAAAAGCAGAACTAAAATCAACACAACAAGATGGTGGAAGTAAGTCACAAACATCTATTTATACAGATGGTAAACTTAAATTAGAAAGACAGTCTAATTTTAAAGATAGAGTAAATGGCACAACAACTGAATCTAATGACAATATGGCTCAAGGAGCTGCTAGAGGTAACTTAGCTGATATAGTTGGTAGAGATATATTTGACGGTAAAACAAAAGAAGAAGTTAAAGCAAACAGAGAAAATTATCTAGAAACAGCTAATGAGATGAATGCTAAATCTAGTAGATTTAAAGTAAACATAGAGCAAGAGCAATTTGAGATAATGGTAGATGCTTTCTTTACACTTAAAGATAATCTAGAAAAACAAGGTTATAAATTTGTAGCTAATGATGTATTTACTTATATGGAATTTACAGACGCTGAAAAGAAAGCTACAGGTCTTGACGGTGTTGGTGGTACTTTAGATTTAGTAGCTGTTGCTCCAGATGGTACAATAGCTATTATAGATTTTAAAACACTTAAAGCAGGGAATCAAACTACAGCAGCTAAATACATATTTAACGAAGGTGAATTTGAACCTAGAGTTAAAGGATGGTCTGACCAACAAACAATATATGAGGATTTACTAAGATCTTCTGAAGGAATAGAATCAAGTAGTATTAACATCTTTACTTTAGTTTCTAATTATGAAATGGATGGTGATACAGTAAATGTTACATCTGCTGAAGGATTTGAACAAGTTACTCCAGAAAGTACTGTTGATGGTGTTCCCGGATTAATTAAACTAAAAAGATCACCAATAACATCTTTACTTAAAAAAGCTGTAAAAGGTTATGTAGATAAAGAAACTGTTAAAAAGAAAGTTGAAGATGATAGTATAATTCCAGCTAAAGGTCAAAAAATACCAACTGGAATAGACCCTAATATTGCAATAGATCTTGAAGAAAGTCCACTAAACGAGCAAGAAACAGAAGCATTAGCTTCACTTAAAGATACAGGTTTTGTTATTAAATCTTATACAGATAAAATTAAAGGTATTGGTGTAGCTCAGACTAAAATATTTAAACATGGTAATAAATTATTTAAAATATCCTATGTAGGTTATAGAGATTCTACAGAAGTATATAATACCAGTATAATTACGGAAGAAACGCCACAATTAAAAGCTTGGTCTAAAGGACAAGGAAAGTCACATGTTTATATAGTTCAAGAAATTACAAATGAGATTACAGATGAAATTTTAGATGAAGCAGACATTGTTTCTACAAGTAAATATGTAAAAAATGTAATGAAGGATGTGATACCTAAAATTCCTTCTATACATACAATAAAAGATAATGCTTTAAGAGATAAAGTTTACACAAAAATTGAGAAATTACTCAAGAGTAAAGAAAATAAATTAGAAAAATTACTGGGAGGTACAGCAAATTTCACTATTTTTATAAATAACTTAGTCGATGAAGTAATTGCTGATTATAAAAATTCTATAAATAAACCAGGACCTGTTGGAGAAGTAGCCGAAGGATCTTTTGTAGAAGTAGAAGGTAAACAACAAAAAGTAGTTAAGCAAGATAAAGATAGTACTACAATAAAAGATGCTGATGGTGAAACTAAGCAAGTTAAGAAAACAAGCACTGTTACTAAAACAGCTGTTAAAAAAGAAAAATCTATGTTAAGTAAAGATTCTGTTAAAGCAATGATTGCCACTTTGCAAGTGAATTCTAAAAAATTAGATAAAGATAAAGCTTTGGCAAAAATTAAGCAAGATTCTAAAGATTTTAAATCTGGTTTTATTAACGCCCTTAAAAATAATTGTAAGTAATGATTTGTGCATTAGGAGATGAAGCTTTAGAATACGTATACGCTAGTGTGTATAAAGAATTACAAACTTTAGTTGATAATAATCAACTCTTAAACTTAAAGAGTTTATTACAAAATCAGTATAATAGTTTAGCAGAAGAAGTAGGTCATGAACTTGCCTTAGAAGCTGTACATATTATGCCTATGTATGCTCTTCAAGCAATGGTTGATGATAGTGAGTTTCTATCTTATTTTAAAGATAACTTTAATGAGATTAGTGAAACAGCTACTTTATTTCAAGATCCTACTAAAATAGTAGAGTACTTAGAGTCTACATTAACTCCAGTACAAATTGCTGTTAATAGAAGTAAGATAGATGCAGCTGTACCAACTAATAAAAGAGTTGAAGCAGTTGAACCACCTAAAGAAGTTACTAAAGCTTCTGATAGACCTGAAACACCTAATGTTACTTACTTTTGGGAAGCTTCATATGGCAATGTAAATAGTGAAGGATTTTACGCTTATGGTTTATTAAGAAAGCTTAGTTCTGAATTCCCAGGTAATCCTGATTTTACAACATTAACTTATAATGGTCATACAGGTTTCAGATTAAAGATGGTAACATCAGAAGAACTTGAAAAAAGTAATGATCTTTATGAGCAAGATAAAGACTTTAAAGAAAAGAATCCTGAAGAATTTAATAAAGCAGCAAATGTAGTAGTTACAGATAATGAAGGTAATACTTTATATTTTGATGAAAACTACAATATTTCAAAAGAAAAAAAAGAAGGCTACAAGGCTATTTATTTTAAAACAAGAAAACCTGTTAAAGATACCGACGGTAACTGGACACATACTTCATTAAAAAAAGAAATAAAAGAAGGTAAAGAATTTGACGTAATAGTTGATGGTGTTAGACAAAGAGCATCTACTATACAAACGCCAAAAGAAATAGCGCATTCTAAGAAGATAAATAGTAAAGAAGCATCTAAATATATACAAGATGAATATAACAAGCTTGTAGAGCTCCAAAATAAGCTTTTAGAGTCCGGTAAAGCTATTTTACTAGACATAGAATATTTAAGTGAAGGATTTCCTATAGTAAACTTAGGAGAAAAAAGTAAAACACAACTTAAGGATGTTGATTTTTCTGAAACATATCAAGGATATGCTCTTACAGAAGTTAAACGTGGTGTTTACCAGATTACGTTAACTAATCCTAATAAGCAAGATAATATTACCGTAAGACAAAATAAACTTACACAAGCTCAACAAAATATAATTTCAGAATTACTTTTTAACCCAGCTCTTTCTAATCCAAGAAAATTAGGTAAAAACAAAGTACTTAATGCAAAAGAAAGACATGAGATATTAACTACATTAGTTGGTGATCAATTATATTTTAAATACGACTATAATTCAAAAGAAGTTCTTCCTACAAACATTAGACTAGTCACTAATGTTAAAGGCAAAAATGTTGCTGAAATTAATGTTACACCTGAATACTTGAAAGATAGTTTTTTTAATTCTCCTTTAGGTGATGGGGAAGTAGTAGACGGGGTAACTAAAAATCAAAAAAATAGAATTAATATATTAAGTAGTTTTATAGGGAAAAATATTAGTGCTCCTATTAAAGTAGAAAATAACGAGATAACTATGGAAACAATGAGTTATGATGACTTCATAATTCAAAACGCTTATACTACTAATGAAACACTTAATTATAAGGGTAAAAAGGTTATTTTTAGAAAACACCCATATTTTAAATTTACTCCTTCAGATCAAGCTATTCAAGAAGAAACTAAAGAAATAAATGAGACTGCGGGTACTATGACCCAGACAACTCCTTATGGTACTACTGCAGGCCCTATTCTAACGACTTCGACAGCACAACAAACTAATGAGGTTGAAATAATATATTCTCCAATAGACATGTCAGGCTATGGTAAAAGTTATAAACAAGCTGATATATCAAAAGGAGGAAAAAGCATAGTCTTTAATACACACCAAAATACTATTAGAAAAGATAATAATGGAGTAATAGAATTGTCTATAGATGATGTAGACGGTAAAACTTTCTATCCAATATCAGTAGATTTAAGTAAAACTGCTGAATATGCTGATTATAAAAAGAAATTAGATATACTTAATGCTGAAAGAAAAAGATTAAAAGAAGCTGGAGAAAAAGGTGTTGAAGATATGCTTAGAGGTATGGGAGCTTCCATGAGTGTTGCGAAAAAACAATTATTAGAACTTATAGCAACGGAATTAAAAAAGAAGAATAGAGTTGCTCCATATAAAGGGGGAGAGTTATCTAAACCAACACAACAAACTAATGAAGTTAAAGCTAAAACTAAATTTACACCTAACCCTTTTACAGAGACGGAAGTAGACCCTGATGAATTAATGAGATCTAAAAAATTAGACTCAGGTGTAACTAAAGAACAAATAGAGAAGGCTCAAAAATGGTATGAATCTTCAGATATTAATAAACTACTAGGTTACAAACAAGCATTTAATATAGTTAATTCTGACGCATACGCTACATTTAGCTCTGCTGGAATAACATTATTTAATGGAAGTAATTTTACAGATTTATATCATGAATCATGGCATGCTTTTTCTCAATTATTTTTAACTGTTGGAGATAAAACTAAATTATACAATGAAGTAAGTAAGTTATCCGGTAGTTTTACTAATCATAATGGACAACAAGTTAAATTTAAAGATGCTAGTTATTTAGAAATAGAAGAATTCTTAGCTGAAGATTTTAGATCTTACATGTTATCAGATGGTACTAAAGTCTTTAAAGGTAGAACTGCAACTAATAATATATTTAAAAGAATTTTAAACTTCTTAAAAAACTTTTTTAAAGGGACTAAAGCAATAGACTATAGCACCATTAACACACAAAATTCTGTTAAAGAACTTTATGATAAACTTAGAGTTGGTAATTTAAACGAATATAATGCTAGTGTTAGTAACATGATGTTTGGTAAACTCAACAAAGGTAAAATAATAGCACCATCAAGTGCTAATATTAATCTTAGTAAAGATGAAACTAAACAAGTAATGTCAATGTTTGACTCTATGATGTCTGAATATCTTGACTTAAAAAATAAGATGAACGACACTAATAAGTTTACTACTCAGTTTTTCAAAAGTAGTGCAATAAGAAATAACGCTTATGCTAATGCTTATAATAGTTTATTAGATAAATATAATAACAAAAACTACCCGGAAGATGCTACAGGTAGAACACAAGAAATTTTTGAACAAGTATTAAATAATTTTAAATTAATAGCTGATCATCATCTTGCTAATTCTATATTTGGTAATAATATATCATCAAAAGAATCTAAAAAAGAAAAATTAGCTGAAAATATTGATGAAGAAGTTGCCGATAAAGACCTTGGAGTAGAGTTACTTAGTAAGTCTAATGTAGACCCAAGTAATTATAGAACAGACATAATAGACTATTTAATGTCTACACTACCTTTTGTAGACTCAGAAGGAAACTTTAGATTAGATAGATTTGGTGTACCTATGCTTGCAGATAGTTTTCAAGTAAGTACTTTATTAACTAACTTACTTACAGATACAAGAGGTATTGATGCCATGTATGAAGTTTTAGATTCTTATGCTAAATCTACTAAACCATATAGTAATATAGTTAATATATTGCTAGCTAGATTAGGAAATACTAAAGATATTAATATTAGTACAGCTGCTACATGGTTTGAATTCCATAAGTCTTTTGGTTTAAATTCAACACCTGTTTCAGTCACTTTAAATAGAAAACACAAAAATGATGATGGAATAGTTACACATGATTTAATACATAAACATAATGATGCTATTGTAGATAAAACTGTAAATAATCTTGATAACGCATTTAAAACAGCAGATCCTAGTAAACACATGATTATTAAAGATCCTAGATATGGGAATATTTTAGATCTTGAAGCTATTTATGATAAATATAGAAAGTTCAGTCCACAACACGGTGAACATAAAGTAGATTTTATAGAGGGCACTAGAATAGTAGGATTTCTTACAGATATAGGTTTTGACTTATCAGATATAGGTTATAATAGTGAACTAGCTAAAGAGTTAAGAGAAGCTACTCAAGGAAAAGGGGATTCAAAACTAAATTTAAATTTTTTATTACGGTCTTTAGTTAAGTCTCATGAAAATAATTTAAAGAAAAAAGAAAAGGCTGAAAAAGAAGGTACTGACTATGAACCTAAAATGTATAGGTCATTAAGTGAAATATTTAGTGATGATAATAAGCATTTAAAAAGTATAGCAAAAATCATAGCAAAAAACTCACCTACAGTAAGTGTGGCTATGGTGCCTGATGCTAGTAATAATCCTGTTTATACTAATAAAACTTTCTCTACACAGACAGTAATGATTAATTTACTAAATAGTGTAGAACATGTTGACCAACTTAATGGTAAGCATCAAACTGTAGATACTATTGAAGAATTACATCATTTAGGACCAGACTATGCTTGGGCTTCAGCTAGTATGACTAAACGAGCTATGTTTGATACTAGCGGTAAAAGAAGAAAAGATAGTAGCATAGAAAGTAAAGAATTATTAGGCGTTTCAAATACTGCTGAGTCTGTCCATGAGAACGGTGAAAAAACTAATAAATTAACACAAGGTGACAAATTAATAGAAAACATGAATTACCTTCTATTAAAAGGGGCATCTGAACAAATGCGTTATGGTACTAAATCTACTGCTACAGCTGTTGTAATAAGAAATGTTAATGATAGTAATCAAGATAAATATTTATATATAGACTTAGAAAACTTTAAAGAAGCTAACTTAAGTATAGCTAATGAGCAATTTACAGCAATGGTTATTCCTTTTATAGATGCTGAAATAGCTAGAATGATTGAGTTTAATAAAAAAGATAGTCCTTACAGTAATATTAGTAATTCAAGTAATTTTTATGAGAATGGTAAAGACTTTGTTTTATTTGATAAAATACTTAGCGATGAGACAAAAGAAACTATAAAAAATTATTATAATATTAGTGATCCATCAACAGAGATTGTAACATTAGAGCAATCTATGAATAGTGGTGTTTTAGATAATAGCGAATTAGCTGCTATTAGAGATATGATTTATAATGATTTATCATTATTTATGTCTAAGGCTGTAGATCTTGACATGAATGATTTTAATAAAATGCCTTATATTTCTGATAATTTACGACAAAAAATAGAGCTAAGAACTGGGGCTAAAGGTCATGTAGCTAAAAATTTAGCAGTTAAAGCATTTTCTTATAATTATGTTTTAAGAAATTTAGACATGCTCGGGTTATTATATGGTGATCCTGCTCAGTTTAATATGGCTAAAGAAGATTTTCATAAACGTATTGGAGCTATAGCTTCAGGAGGTGTACAATTTTCCAATGATGTAAGTACGAATGAGTTTGTAAATACTAGTGTAGGTAGACCTTTAGCAGAATCTAAAGGATTTACTAAATCTACTTCTTGGGACGGTAAGCTTAGAACATCTGTAATAGCTGATAACAACGTAAGATCTACAGCTTATGACGCCATGTTTAAAACTTTAACTGAAGATTTTGGTTATAGCAAAGTTGATACAGAAAGAAGATTAGAAGCTTATTTGAAAATGACTGAGGGAGATGCTCAGGGGTATATGTCATTAGATACATATAGAACATTATCTATTATTAGCGGTAAGTGGGACTGGAATAAACAAGAAACGTTATTTCAAAAAATAGTTAATAAAGAAGATATAAACACTGACGATGTAGTTAAATATTTTCCTCCAAGAAAGTATCAATATTATGGGCCATTAGCTAATAACTTAGACCCAGCTTCAAATAGATCTATATCATTGCAAGCATTTCATAAATATAGTTTACTGCCATTAATTCCTGGAGTGTTTGGTGAAAATGCTGACAAACTTCATGATCAAATGATGGAGCAAGGTATAGATTATACTATATTTGAATCTGCTTCTAAAATAAACTCAGTTACTTCCAACGGAAAACCTGATGTAATATATAAAGATTTTGATAATTCAAGAGAATTAAAAGAGACTTTACCCTTTACAGTTAATGAAATATTTTTAGCATATCTAAAAGATCAAACAGACGTAAATGAAAAATACAAAGGTAAAACTACTTTACCTACTCAAATGCGTAAGTTAGTCACTATTGGTATGTTTGACGGGGGTGATAGTACCTCTGAAGAAAATAAAGTTCTTGCAGAAAAATATCAAAGTTTACTTGATGCATTAGTTGCTAAAAATAAAGAAGATTTAATAGAAGAATTAGGTTTAGAGTATACTACAAATGAAGATGGTGTTAAAACATTTTCTAAAAAGGGTTTAGAAAATCTTACTAATGCTATACAGACTGAATTATCTGAAAGAGACTTAGGAGACAATGAGCTAGAATTTATACAGGTAGATAAAAATGGAAATTTAAAAGTAGATTTATCTTTTTCACCTTCTGCTGAGAAAATAGAAACAGCTTTAGTATCTTTAGCTAATAAGCGTATAGTTAAGCCTAAAGTAGCAGGAGAACCTCTTATTCAAGCGTCATCTAGTATTTTAACTGACAATGACATGCCTAGAAATGCTACTAAGGCAGAAAAAGAAGAATACGGTACTAACGGTCTTAAATTTTATAGCTATGATCCCAAAACGGGAACTAAAGCTATGCAGGTAAAAATTTCAATGCAAGGTAAATTTAAGCACTTACTACTTAGAGCTGATGTTCTTAAGAAAGCAAAAGATGAAAATATATCTACACTTAAAGCTTTAAATCTTTTAATTGAAGACAAAGAATGGATCTCTGAAAATAAAGAGATCCTTACTATGGTGGGCGTAAGGATACCAACTCAAGGTCTTAATTCTATGGATGTAATGGAGATAGCTGAGTTCTTACCAACACATGCAGGTAATATTATTATAGCACCATCAGAAATAGTAGCTAAAACAGGTTCAGATTTTGACGTTGACAAAATGTTTATAATGATGCCAAGTTTAATGAACTTAGACGGTAAAACACATAAATATAAATATGATAAAAGTATAAAAGATAGTACACAATCTCTTAAAAATAATTTAAGTGAGTTAATAGAAAAGCAAAAAGAATTATACGAAACATTATACAATGAAGTTACTCCTGAAGTAATTGCAGCTAAATCTGAAATATATAATGAGTTTAAAGAATCAATAAGTGATCTTAACAGTAAAGTTAAATTAGCTAAAGAAGAGCTTGAGTTATTAAAACTTAGAAGTGTTACAGAAAATGTTAATGACGAAATAGCCTATGTAGAAAATAATATAGAAAAACTTAATGACCATATTACTAATCTACTTAGTGATAGAAATGAATTATTTGAACTTGACGCTACTGAAAAGACTCAAAAAATAAAAGAAGATATAGCAAATACTAAAGAAGAAATTAATAAAGTTAAACTTAATCTAGCTAATTCTTCAGCAGCAGCTATCCAAACAAGTTTAGTAGATGTTTTAACTGATATACTACTTAAACCTGATAATTTTGCAAATTTAATTACCTCTATTGATGGTGATACTGTTAAAAATAAGGCTAATGAATTAGGTAAATTTATGAGCTATAACTCCTCTCAAAGTTTAATAGACCAAGATCACGCTAAAAAAGGAATACATGCATTTCAGATATTGCTCTCCAGTTATAATTTAGATAAGCATCGTAAAAATAATGAAGGAATGGCCACTTTAGGTCAAGCAGCTATTGATTTAACTTTTAAATCTGAGTTTAATAGAATAGGGTTCCACCTTAATCCTTATATGATGTTAGATACTAAAGATAAAGATGGTGAAATTATTAAAACGCAAAGTGATATTGCTCTCAATTTATTGTTACCACATAACGTTGCTAAAAACGGAGGAATAGATTTATCTAGATTAAAAGATACAGAAGGAGAAGATATTTTTTATATACTTAACTTATTAATTAATGGTTGGGTAGATATAGAAAAGGATGCTTGGATTTTTAATGTACAAGGTAATAAGAAAGTAGAACCTACATTAGTTATGTTAGTTATGGCTGGTGTACCTTTTGATAAAGCGGCTGATTTTGTTTCTAACCCTTATGTAAAAGAATACGTAGAGTCTCAAAACTATTATGAATCTTTATTTGTTGAAGCGCATGAAGGATCTAATTTTACTCAAGGTAATCCTAAAATTAAAGCATTAAATGATATACTTAAAAAATACGATAGTGATAACTTTAAAACAGAAAAACTTAAAAATCCAGCATATGACACTGAGTTTTTAAAACAAATACAAGATAGACGTAAAGAGCTAATAGGTGAAAATGCTATTAAAACTTCTTCATTAGTATCTATAAATGTTGAAAGTTTATCTGAAAAAGATAAAAAAGACGCATTTGGGGCTTTTCTACATTTTATTGAATTACAAAATATAGCAGAAGATTTAACACAACTTAAGTTACATATGAACTATGATACAACTGTATCTAGAACATTATATGATATACACCAAAAAGAAGCAAACATACCTTCTTTAAGAACAGGAAAAATCTACGCTGAAGAATTTGTAGATAGTTTATTAGAAGGTTCGCCTATTGGTACTTTTAATATATCTGACTTTCAATCAGATTTATGGTCTCAAGTGTTAATTCTTAGAAATGACAAAACTTTAAATGATAAAATAAAGTCTATTACGTCTGATCCTGGGTTTCAAACAACGCTTAGAGAAACTTTTGGTAAAGGTAATCAAGCAAAATATGTAGAAGCTTACAGAAATAATTTAATTAAATATTTATTACAAAATAGTTTATTAGAATCTAGATCTAAAGATTTTTATAAAAGTTTAGCTACTAAAACAAGTTTAACTAAAAAAGAAATATCTAATTTAAAATATGGTGCTGCTGTGCTTGACAAAGTTTTATATATTTCTAAGGATAAAATTAGAGAACAATATAAAAGAAAAGACTTTACAAATGCATCTGAATATTTTAAACTTGGGTTAGCTCCTGTACCTTTATTTACTTTTACTCATGAAGGTAAGAATAGCGAGCAAGAATATGAGAATTTTGTAATAGAAAGAGAATATTTAAGACATTCTATGCCTATAAATGAAGTTATGGGTACACCTATGTTTGAAGAATATAAAAATTCTCCTGAAGAGGCAGATAATAATTTTTTACATTTACTACCAGGAGATAATATTGAAAATAAAATTAACTTATTAACATATGAGAGAATAATTAGAGATATGGCGTTAAGTAATATCTTTAATATTAATAGTTTATTTTCATCTAAAACAAATACTGTTGCTGATCAGTTTTTAAGAATAACAAAAATGTATCCTGAGTTAGCAGAAGAATATGCTGTATTTACACAATTTAAAGAGTTACCTACTTTAAATAGTGATGTAAAAAATATAGGACCTATAACTTCTAAACCAAAAGGTGAATTAGTTGAAAGAGTTAGTGAAAATATTAAAGAACTTCAAAACCATAAAGATATTTTTGTTAGAGATTTTTTCACAAAATTACCTATGTATGCTTTTTTACAATCAGGTCATAATACTAAAAGTATGAATTCTATTTTGAGATACATGCCTCAAGGAGATTTTGTACAAATGTTAAGTAATCAAATTAATGATGTTAAAGTTACTACTAAGATATTAAATAGTTACACAGCTAAATTTAATAAAGTTAATCGTGTTGATAACAAGATAAGATATAAAATACAAGATTACACTGTTCCTAATGAAAAAGATGATCATATTTCACAAATTAACGTAATAGAAATATCAGCATATAAAGGTGTTCCAGTGAAATACTCTAACAATATTAGAAGTAAACAAAATACTAGAATTGCTGCTAAATATAGTGAAGGAGTTATATTATTAGATAAAGAACTTTTACTAGAGGGTTTTAGTAAAAAAGCTTGGACTAGTCCTAGAAACTTATTTGAGACTATTCATGGTGAAAAAATAAATTCTAAAGCAGATGCTCTAGCCCCAGATACTTTTACAACTTATGAAGAATGGCAAAATTTTGTAATAGAGCATGAATATCAACATACTTTATACACAAGAAAAGATTTTGATAATGAATTTCCAGGATCTACGTTAGGCCATTATGAATCTGTAATTAATCAAAGAGCTCTTGAAGCTTTAAGTACAGCAGAAGTTGAAAGTATACCTACAACACTAGTAGAAGATAACAATAACTATACTGTAGTACCTTTAGCTGTAGAAAATGCATTTCAGATAGTAAGACCAGATTTTACTGAAGAGGTTGAGAATTCTGTACCTAAAGCAGAACTATTTGAATCTACTCCTGAATTAGCTAATGAAGTATATGAAGCTGCTGGGTTTAAATCTAATCTTCCTAGTGTTTTAGATTATAAAATAGGAAAAATATATAATACACAAGGTAAAGAAATATTTGCAGGTGTAGTTGATGGACAAGTTTATATCAACAAAGAATTATTAGATAAATACTCTAACAAAGAAGTTTTAGATAACCAACTTCCTATTCTTAATACTGTTCTTAAAAACTTAAATGTTTATGATAGGCTAGTCAATGGTTCCAAAGAACAACTTGTTAGATTTTTAGTTGAACATGAAAAAGCTCACTTAGATTTTGAGAGAGAAGGAAGAAAATTTAAAAACGAAGAAGTTGAGGAAGTCTATGCTAATGGTAAAGCTTTAATAACCATTGGAATATTAAAAAGTAAAGATTTTGATATAAGTGGATCCAATGAAGCTGTTATTAGATTAAGTAAATATTTTCCTACCAAAGAGGAATATATTGATGATATGGTAGAACTTGTAGCAAAGGCAATGGATAATGCTACAGTAGATTTATCTACAATAACTGGTTATGAAGTAGATGTATTTAAGGGTTCTCTTTGGGGTAAAAAATTACAAACTTCTTCAATGGATAATTTCTTTTTTTTACAAGGAAAAGATGGCTATCCTAAAAATAAAGGAGAATTAAAAGAAGCTATATCTAAAGATATAGCAAGAAATATACCTCGCTCTATTAAAGAAAAATATTGGAAAGAAATATTAAAGTCTTTACCTGATGATGAAAAAGCATTATTAAGTAATTGGGCGTACTATAACAATATAAAGTTTTATACTTCACAATATGGAAAACCTTATTTTGATTTTAATAAAGAAAAATATCCAGAATTAAATAAAGAAGATAAAGAAAAATATACAAACTGGGATAGTTTTATTTCTGGTATTATTGGATCATTTACAGGTGCTGGTAGTGACCTTTGGTTTGCAAATAATTTATTAGCAGATGAAGAAGGTAGCATTATTGACTGGTATAAAAATCTTACACCAGAAAAACTTGATGAAAATATAAAAAATTTATCAAGAGCAATGGCTTTTAAATCTATGGTTGTATCTTCTTTTGAAAGAGGAAGCTCTATATCAGCTTTAGATCAAAATGCTAGAAAAGTTGAAAGTATTAAGGAAGCTTATTATGAAATTAAACAAAGAACAGAAGTATCACCTCCTCAACTTACAAGTACAAGTTTAAGTCAAGAAATAACCCCACAACAAAAACAAGAAGCTCAAGAAAAGTTTCAAGAGTATGTTAATGCTACAGGAAGACAAGATATAGAAGGATTTAAAGATTTTGTCAATAAACCAAAACAACAAGCTACTGAGGTTGATAAAGTAACAGACGAACAAATTATTAAAAACAACCAAAGTACTACATTTGTAACAGAAGAAGCTACTAGTTTTAATAATACTTACCCGATGCATATTAAAAATATGGGAGAATCTTTAGGTGAAGAAAATTTTGATTATAACAAAACATTAATTGATAATATCGTAAGTGACTTAAAAGAATTAACAGAAAAAGGTAATCCTGTGTCATTTTTTGAAAATTATGGAGTATCTTTGAAAAATAGTGCTCCTAAAACATATAAATACCTTAATGAGCAACTTGCAGAAAACTTTAGATTATCTAATGACCCCTCTAATGAAACTAAAGAGGTCATGCCTAATATTCTACCAAGAGAAATATCTGATGAAGTTATTCAAAAAGGTATACAGAATGAAATACAGGATGCTATGGATAGTTTAAATAATTGTAAAAAATAATGAGTTGTACTTTAGTTAGAGATAATCAGGGTAATTTAACAGGTGTTAATGCTAAAAACGGGGAACCTAGTTTATTATTTGAAAAATTTAAAAGTTTAGGGGTATCTAATGATGAAGCTTTTGCATTTTATGCACAAGTTCATACTAATTCTTTTAAGTCATGGTACGGGGACTGGGATAATCAACCAGGGTTAGCATCTAAGTATCTAGATGTTAATGGTGAGCCTATTTTATTTTTTCATGGTACAAACGGTACTTTTGATAAATTCGATCCTTCTAAAAAAAGATACAATGCTCATGACATAGAAAACGGTATGTTTTTTTCACAAGAATATAGTCATGCTAAAAAATATGGGGTTAATGTTATTCCTGTATTTTTAAAAGCTCAGACTATTGATAGAACAGAACCTACTCCTGAGATGTTGGCTAAACCTTCACAGTTAAGTGCGTTACGTAAATATGAGAGTAATATTATAAATACAACTAAGGCTGATTCAGTTGAGCTCCATACTAATGATAAGGAAGGTATCGGTATAAAGCAGAATGTTATATTTAATCCTAATAACATATTAATAGTTAGTAAATCTTCAGAAACTACGTCAAAAAAAAGCCCACTAAAGCAACAAGTTGAATCTTCTGACCCTTTAGTGGATGCTGATAGAATAATTAGTGAAATAGAATCTATTAGTACAATGGAGTCTATATCTAATTCTTTTGAAGTAGAATCTCAAAATTCTTTAGAAATAGTTAGAGCTGTTGCTGATAGATTATCAGAAAAACTAGGGGTACCTTATTCTGTAGTTAGTGCGACGCAAGCTTATCAAATTACTAAAAATGCTAAAAATCCATACAATGGTCAACCAGCTTTTTATTATAATGGTGTTGTTCACTTTGTAGAAGGACAGATGAATATGTCTACAGTATTTCACGAATTCTCTCATCCTTTTGTAACAGCTCTTAGAAATGAAAACAAACCTCTTTATGATAAACTAATTGCAGAGTTAGCTTCTACTGAAAAAGGGGCTCGTTTATTAAAAGAATCTGCTGAAGAATATAATAGTGATATTAATGACCCAGCTGTAACAGATGAAGCTTTAGTCAAATCTTTAGAAGAATCTTTATTAGATAATAATACTCCTGAATTTACTTCTTTAATTAAGAAGATAATTTATAATATTAGACAAATGCTTAGAAGAGTATTTGGTAAAAATGTTACAGTTTCTAAATTAGGTTTAAATACATCAGTAAAAGATTTAGCTAAAATATTAAAATCTAAATATGTTAGAATAGAGCCTATAGAAATAACTAAAGCTGACTATGTTGCATATAAGCGTATGTCCATAGATGAATCTAATAAATTAGCTGAAGACTTAGCTAAAAACTTAGATAATTCTGATGTTTTACAAATGCTTGATGCTTTTTATACACATACTTCTTCTCAATTAAGAGAGTTAAAGAAGAATAAAGACATAAAAGGTCTTAATGAGCTTTTAGCTACTGTATACGGTGATAATCCATTACAGAAAATGGCTAGTGTGTTAGGTAAATACGAAACTATTACTCATAATAATTATGATGAAATACGTAGTAAAGTTGAGTCAACAGAAGCGTTAACTCATGAAAGAACTAAAGCTATAGTAAGTAGTTTAGAGGAAACTAAAACTATGTTAGAAGCTATGGTTCCTAGACTCTTTGATTTAACAAAACAAGCTACAATTGAGTTATCCGACTTACAATTAGCAATGGCTACTTATCAAACTATTAAGTCTTATGAAACTTTTGTAACAAGCGTCAACGAAATACTCACAGAACAAGGCTTCCCTAATAATTCAGGTATAATGGATTTATTAGGTGTTATACAAGGTAAATTAAAATCAGTAGACTCTCACATAAAAAAAATACAACAAAAAGGTGTTAGCTCTGTTATAATAGATCAATCTAAAAGCTTAAGAGATGAATTAATCAATGATAGAAAAGAACGTATAAAAGAACTTAAAAATGAAAGCGCTAATTCAAAAGTAAATAGAGATAGTGAGATTAAAAAATTAGAGAATGAAATAAAAACTATTGAAAATCACGCTAAAAAGATTGCTGATATTTTAGCTAATAAGTCTAAAGACTCAAACATGCTTTCTTGGTTAACATCTCCTATGAATTCACAGGACCCATTAATATCAGGTTACGCAAAATTAATTAAACTATCTAAAAGTGATGCAGCTCTTAAAACGCAAAGAGAGCAAAATCAAATTTTAGAAGAACTTGCTCCATTATTAGAAAAAGTAAGAACTAATAGACATTTTGATAGAGTAGATCAAATAGGTCAAGCTATAACTTATGAAGCTACAAAATTATTTAGAAACGAAGCTGGTGAGTTAGAAGAAAGAAAAGTATATGCTTTTTTAGATAAATATAAAGATCATAAAACAGGTTTAGAAAAGCTTAAGTATGAAGCTTTCCAAGCTAGAACTAAATGGCAAGAAACTAATGAAGAAAGTGCTTATAGAGAATATTTAGATGCAAGAGCTGCTTTAGAGCAACATAAATTAAACTTTTTCCAACAACCATATGTTAAAGAGTTTTATGCACCTAAGAAAGTTTTATTAGAAACTACTGAAACTATTGATGGTGTAATATATAATATTGGTAAAGATGCTTTTATTAAAAGATCTGAAATACTTGAGAAAATTCAAGAGTATACTGACAGAAGTGAGAAAGAAGAAGATCCTAGTGAAAAACAAAAAGAACTAGATCTTATTAATGTTTTATGGAAAGAATATAGAAGATTATATTCTACAGTAGACGAGTATGGTAATAAAAAAACAGGTGTAGCACTAGCAGAAGCTAAGGCTCTTATTAAATATAGAAATTCTAATAATGTTTTTTATAAGTATACTGAAAAAGAAGGAGCTTTTCAAACAGCTCTTCAGGAATATGAAAAGTTTTTAGAGACTTCTTATGATCTCTCAACAGATGAAGGGAAAGAGGAATACGCTAGATTAAGAGAACATTGGATATCTAAAAATACTAGAAAATCACCTAATGATCAATATTTTGAAGATTTAAATAGAGAATATAACGAATTATCTAAACTTTTTGAACAAGCTGGTATAAAGGATCCTAAAAATCTAGAAGAACTAAGAGAAATTATTCAAGGTATAAAAACTTCTAATAAAGATAAAAACGGTGAAGTTAAGGCTTCTGAGATGAATGATACTTTAATTACTAAAGTTAAAGACGTTGATCAAAAAATATTAGATCTTAGAGACAATATTCCAGGTATATCAGGATTAACACCTGCTGAATCTAGAGAGTATTCAATATTAAATTCATATGAGGAGGAAGATCTAACTGAAGAAAATATTTCAAGATTAGAAGAACTTAACACTAAAAAAGAAGACAATCCAGTTCCTTTAAGTATAAGGAAAGCAATAGGTAAAGTATTTAAAAATATATCTAATATTACAACAAGAGAAGCATCTACTGATTATATAGATATTATGAATACTTGGATTCACGATATAGATAATGGTGAACACTTAAAATCTACTTTAAAAACAGCTAGTTTATCTAAAGCTAATGCTGACAAATTTCTTAGTGAGAATATATATAGATATTACATAAATCAAAGTGAGGAGTTTAAAGAATTTTTTGAAAGATCTCATATTAGTAAAAAAATAGTAAAAGATGAGGAAATAGAAGGAATTTCTTATAAAAATGAGGTTACAGCTTATTTAAGAACTTCTATATGGAGTAATAACGTACCTAATAATTCTAAATATTTAAGTAATATTAAAATACTTGATGAATCAGGTAATACAATAGAGACTATTCCTGGCCAACCTATATTTGAATTCTTTACTAGGGAAGTTAAAGAAAATTATAAAAATAAACGTATAGTAGGTGAAACAGTAGATGTGTGGGGTAATTGGCTACCTAAAGCTGCTGAAGACATGGATACGTCTTTAGAAGGTTGGGATAGGTACATCAACAAAGATTACGAAAAAATGAAACAAAGTGATCCTGACATGTTTAGGATTCTTGAAATTTTACGTAAAGCTCATTATAAAGCACAAGAAGGCTTAGAAGATTCTGCTAAATTAGGTAATGAAATAGCTAGATTTAGAAAAGATAAAACTGAGACTTTACAGACAAAAGATTTTACTAAAAATGAATTAGAAAACTTAAAGCTTAAGCTTAAGACTGTAGGTAAGCAGTTTACAGCGATGTTTAAAGCTCAAAAAGATGATATTGAAGAAGCAGGTTTAAACTTAGATGATATTGACCCTAATGATTTAAGCGATGTAGAAGATGTTGGCATGTTTTTAAATTTAGCAGAACAAATGAACCCATCTAGATCATTAGTAATTAAAGGTACATTTAATATAGGTTTAGACATCACATCTTTAGATGTTATACAGTCTACTCTAAAATATATGAATTCTGCTAATGAGCAAAAAGAACTTATTAAGATCAACCCTGTTGCGCAATCTTTAGTAAGTCTTGTAGATGAACTTAACGCTAAAGAATCTTCAGAAATTAGCGGTAAAAAATCTAAAAGAGCTTGGGGATTATTCAATAAAAAAGGTGAGACTACAAGAGCTAAAGTGATTAAAGCTTTAACAGAAAGAGAATTTTATGGGCAAAATGTTGCAGGATGGGGCGCTAATAACCCTGGGTTAATTAAGGCGCTTAATACTATGATATCTGAAACATCTAGATCTTACTTAGGTCTTAATTTTCCATCAGATATTAAAAACAGATTTTCTCAAACATATCATAATTTTATTAATGGTATAGCCGGTGTAGACGTAAGCCCTACTGCTATGATTAAAGGTAAAGCTTTTGGTTGGCAGTTAATGACTGAAATAAGTAAACAAAGATACAAAGTTGGTGCTAAAAGTTATAATTTTCAATTATTAGAAGTATTTGATTTTATGGAAGATAGATTTTCATCTAAATTAGGTGAATACGCTACTTCTTCCGCTACAAGGGACGTTATTAACTTAACGTGGATGACTTCATTTAGAAAATTAATGGAACAAGAAGGTGCTTTTGAATTATTTGGAGCTTTACTTATTAATCAGAAAGTAGAGCAAACTCAAGAAGACGGTAGTATTAGTAAAATAGAACTTAAGGACGCTTATGAAATTAAAGATGGTCAAATACAATTAAAAGATAATATAGTTGATAAAGAATGGGCTATAGGAGGTAGAAAATTTAATGAATATAAAATTAAAATGCAGACTATATTGGAAGGTACTGCAGGTACTTATTCTAAATTTTCACAACCACTTGTTGATAGAAACTTAGGATGGAAAGCATTTATATCATTAAGAAAATTTGCTTATTCCATGTATAGAAGAAGGCTTAATGGTGCAAGTGTAGATCCTGAAATATCTAATTATTGGAAAGCTTTAGGATCTACAGCAGTTACTGGAGAAAGAAAAGCAGGTGGTACGTTTGATTTAGCTTACGGCGATATGCACACAGGGTACTATGCAGAAGCTTTAGTAGGCCTTGCTGTATTGTATAATGGTTTAAGAAATGGTCAAGTAAATAGTTTAACTAAAGAAGAGAAATCAGCACTTAAAGCTGTAACTGCAGAATTAGCTGTTATAGGATTGCTTACAGCATCTATGTTCTTATTAGGTTATGACGATGATGATAAAGATAGATTTAAGAAAGTGAGAAATTTATCAGGACCATTACCTCTACCTTGGGTATCTGATGATCCTAATAGACCATCATTCAATATGGGAGGCTGGATGCATGCTCACGTAATTTATCAATTAATGCTTGTTAAAAGTGAGAATGAAGCTTTCTCACCTTCTCTTTCTGGTATAAGTCAAATGCTTAGCTTTAAAGATAACACTTCTGTTATATTTGGACCAACTGTAGATAAGTTATTTACGCTTACTCAGGATTTAGTTAGATGGGGTATTGGTGACGAAAGAGCATATTATAAGAAAGATATAGGACCTTTTGCTTGGCAGAAAGCAGAAAGTTTTAAGTTTTATAATCATTTATTACAATCATTTTACTTTAGAGGTAAGGCTGTTGATCCAGGTAAGGGTATTAGAGATCAGGCTACTTTTGATAATCTGAGATAATTAGCAACTACGTAAAAAAAAGGGGGGAATACTAACACTAGTACACCCCCTTTTTTATTTATTATTTAACGCTTTAATGTTTCAAGTTCTTTAATTGCCCTTTTTAAATATAAGGCTTTATCGAGAGATTCCTCATATGCATGATTTAACCAGTCTTTTAAAGACAAGTCTTCTCTATCTAAAGTAACTCCGTATTTTTTAATACCTACTTCAGATCTTTGTTTTAAGTCTTCTCTAACAGACTCTACTATACTATCTTCCATTAATTATACTACTAATATTTGGTTTAAAATAATTATCACCTTTCAACACTTTACCGTCCTCTCTATAAATAGGTTTTCCGTTTTCATCTAACTTACTCATATTTGATCGGTGTATTTCATCAAAAACTTCAATAACTTTGTCTTGCATGCCGTGTGCTAGTATTGTACCAGCTAACACGTAAAGCATATCACCAAGAGCGTCAGCTACTTCTATCATATTGCGATCAGCGCAAGCATGAAGATATTCTTGATTTTCTTCAGCCATAAGTTTAAACCTTAATTCACATGTGTCAAATCTAGGAATAGTGATTTCACTAGATGATTTGTGATTAGTAGCATCACTAAACTCTTTAACTTTATTTAGTATTTCTATCATTTTGGTATTTCTCGATTAACTTTCTACGTTTATTAATAAATGCCTTAACAGCTGCACCGAAGTTAGCATCATTAGGCATTGTTTTTTCTAAAAATTCTATAGTATCTACATACTTATTTTTAGATATTTCTTCTTCAATTTGTTCATTCATAATTAAAGTATTTCATAATTAGTTTCTCCATAAATACTGAAGGCCAGTCCATTTAATAAAGTTTGACCCACTCTTCTATCATCAGCATGTTTAGCATGAATTAATTCTAAAGTGTTCTTATTAGCTAATAATCTTTGGTATGGTCTGTCTAAGTTAATAGTAGACAAACTGCTTTTATTAAGTATACAAGCACTTTTTACATCATAATTTATGTAAACACAATTATACCAGTTGTTCCATGACATTTTACCTTTAAATAAACCATCATTACCAACTCTTATAAACATAAGGTGCTCTTTAGCTTTAATTTCTTCAAGATTATCCAAAATATTTTTAGATTGTTCAGCGATTGAATTAATTTTTTCAACTAAAAATTTTGTGTAATCATTATTATTGTTTATTTCACTCATAATTTATAAATATAGAGGGAGCCGTAACTCCCTCCTTAGTTTATATACTAAATTCATCACTAGAATCATCTTCTATTAAAGTAAATTCTTCATCAATAGATTCAACTATAGGCTCTTCCATTGTTAATGTTTCTTCTTCTGGTTGAGTTGCTAAGTTAAAAACATTAATAGGTGTTTCTATTGTTTCTTCAACTACTTCTTCAGAAGATTCTATAATATCTTCAGTTTTATCTTCAGCTTGAGCTTCCGGAGAAGGACAAACCGGGATATCTTCTTCTTCCACTTCCTCTGCTTTAACTTCTGTTACTATTTCACCAGAAGCTTCCATATCTTCTATTTGGTCTAAAATAGTTAACTGATTTTTATCAATAACTTCTTCTATTTCTTTTTCTTCTTTAATTTCTAATTCTATGTTATCTATCATTTCTTCAGTAGTAATAGATAGTATTTCATTAGATTCAGAAGCGTCACTTAAGGTATTATACTCACTTACAATAGTTTCAGGTTCGTAATTTTCAAATACATTAACAACCCACTCATTATCTAAAAGATAATTTTGAGGATGTGTTTTACTCATAGATTTTAAAACAGAATTAAATTTTACCCAAACAGACTCTATTGCTGCTGAATAATTATACTCAGGTTTAATAGATTCTTTTTTAGCTTGAGTAAGTTGTTCACCTTTAAGAGTGTTATTCATAAATAATTTACCTAATTCAGCACCAAAATCTTCGTCTGTCATAAACATGTTAGACATTTTAAGGTACATTGTTTTAGATATATAATCTATATTTTCTATATTAGGCACTAACTTAGCTAAAATTTCTTCATAATCTTTTTTAATATCATCACTATTTTTTGCGTTATTATGAGATGACTCTGTAATAACAACGTTATGTCCGTTTGTTCCTTCTACATAAAAACCTATAGCCAAGTAAGCTCTAGTTTTTTTGTTATAATTATTAGACCAAATTAAAACAGGTGTAAAATCTCCTGTTTTATCTAAAAAGTGAATAGCATAAGCTGCATCACTTACTACACTTGATCTAAATACTGTATTTTTAATCTTATAACCTGCATCATTAAGAGCTTTTTGACAAATGTTATCCATATCCTCATAAGAAATAATAGTCTTATTTTCAGGAACTTCTACATTAAATAAAGTTTCTTTTGATGTTTTATTTGTTGATACTCTCATATTTATATTTTTAAAACAGACCAAATTGGCCTTTTTTGTTTTCTAAAATTATGTTATTTATTTCTTTATAAATGCTAGATATATAATATCTCTCATCTATCTTATAATCAGCCCACTTTTTCTCAATAACTTGATTATATATCGTTTGTTTCCATATCCCGGCTTCTAACCTATTTTCTCTACCATCTTCAGCAACTTTAACTATAACATCTCCTGATATAGAAATGAAATATCTTAATGTTTTTTGTAAAAGTTTATATTCTATTTCACCAGTCTTAGCTGATTTAATATAAAACTTCCAATCTTTGTTTCGTTGTCTTACACCAAGACAATAATCAAAAATATTTTTATTTGTTGGTAAATAATTTTCAGGTATTACACCATGTACAAAATAATTGTATATAGCTTTTCTTATTACTAACCCGGATTTATTTTTATGTAATGCTAAATTTTCAAACTCAAAACGCCCCTTACATTTTGTAGATGCGTAATAATAGGTGCCATTAAGCTCTTTAAATACAGCAATAGGATCTTTAATTTTTAATTCACTATATTTTTCTTTAGAAACTTCTTTAAACGTTTTAACAGCAATATAACTGTTTACATCTGATATAATCAATTTTTTGTAAGTGTCATGTTCTAACTCTAATAATGTTAATTTTTCCCACTCAGCGCATACTTCTAAATATTTCTTTTTGTATTTTCTAGGAATTTTAGTTTCTAGACCGTCTGTATTTTGAAGTAAAGGTTGTGCTTCTGGAATAGCTTCACATATCATCTCTAATAGTAAAGTTAAACTAAGTTGACCATTTAGTGTTATACGCATTGTAAAGGACGGATCATACAAAAAGCTATGTCTATCATTACTCAAACCATAAGTACTGTTTAAAACAATCTTATATGTGTAATTTCTAGGATCTGTCTTAGGTATTTTACGTCTTTCATCAAAAAACCATTCATATAGCTCACAAAATTCTTTTTTAGGCATATGAGCTGGTGCCCATTTGTTACGAATAGCTAAATTTGGGTAATAACTAACAACATCACTTGACATGATCACGTACTCTGAATCAGATTCATATACTCCTGAATTAGTTGCTCCATGTAAACCACCAAGACCAAACTCTAAAAGAGAGCCTTTATAATTAGCAGCAACACTTAGTGAACCTTTAGTATTATTTGGATCAATAACTAAGTTATTAAATACATTTAATACATTTTTAAATTCAGGATCATTAAATTTCAAATAAGGCAATAATAGAGGTTTAGCCTCTATTCTATCAAGAATAGTTTTATTTTTCTTAATGTCTTTTACCTTTTGACCTGTCTTATTTGCTAAAAATAAAGCAAACAGGGATTTAGCAATCGTAGGTTCAGCAGCACTGTAAAGATTAATTTTGTATTCCTCAGTTAAACTAGCTCTAAGATCAATTTGATCTTTACTAATATGTAGTATTTTCTTAGTACTAGCAACGTCGTTAATACAGTAATTTATAACCATTTGAACTTCTTGTTCATTTTGAAGAACATAGTCATGTTCAATAGGCATATCTTCTAAGTGCTCCCAGTCCATACTAAACTGTATCCACTTAAGACTAGCACGTTTATTAGGGTTATTCCAATGATTAAGTTTATATAAGTCTATTTGATTTATATGAAATTCATAAGGAGCAAAATCAAGCCATTCATTATTATTACTTTTAGTAATAACATAATTAGCATGTTTTTTAATTTCCTTAGATAATTCTGAGCCAGAAAGAAGACTATATTGAGCTTCATTTCTTATTAAGTATTCTGTAATTTGAGAATCAAAAGAAATATTATTAAATCCTATATGATAAGAACCATCATCTTTACAGGATTCTAAAAAACTTAAAAATTTTTGATAATCATTAACATAATCATCTATTCTAAAAATTTTACGTTCTTCTTTTTTATAATCTTCAAATACAGCTACAAAACAATTTGGTAATGTTTCAAAGTCATAGACCCAATGTGACATATATGTAATGCTGGAAGCCAAAAAAAGAGGGGAATACCCTCTCTTTAAAGCTAAAATTAATAATATTAGTCTACAATAAGTTTAGACTTAGGCTTCTCTGCAACAATAGCTTTGTCTTTAAGATAAAAATCTATGTCAAAGTTATCATTTACAGCAAAAGTTTTAATAAAACTTCTAATGTCACTATCTTCGTAAAGAACGTGTTCAGAAAATGTTTCTATTTTAACTCTTTGTTGTTGTACTTTATTTTTCATTTTGTCAACAATAGGTTCTCCATAAGCATCTAATTTAGTTACCATATGGTAAGCTTCTTTAGTTTGTTTCATGAAAATTACTAATTGTTTTGTTTCTGGGTCTAGAATAGCCTCATTATAAGGACATTCCATATTTAAAGGCATTAACCCAAATGTTTTTTTACCTTGCCATGCTGAATGTACGATTAGCATGTTATCGCCATATTTACTCATATTGGTTTTAATTTTTTTAGTAACTACTTAATTTTACAATTTTAGGACTTTTTTGGGAAACTACAAAATTTTCCTTAATTAAGTCCGGTTTATCACATAATTCCACAGTCTCTTTAAGCACATTTTCATTCATTAATAAAAATTCAGCATAAAGAGCATACCAATTGTGTGGATATAAATAAGACAACAAATATGTTGAAACAGTTGTTGTTGCTTCATCTGTTGGCTTGTGATACTCCATTAATGATTTCTTATAGTCTAAACCCATCTTAGAATATCTACCTTCTGTAACACACTTATATTCATGTTTATATTTTGAAAAATCAAATATATATACACTTATGTCTGGTGTTAAAGTATGACATCTAACGAATAGTTCATTGTCTAAAAGATATTTTTTTTCAAAAGTTTTAAATTCTACATCGTCCCTTGTGTAATATACACACAATAATTTGTTATCATTTAAACTATAGTTTCCTTCCCATGTAAGGTAAGTATCAATTGGTATAATACTTGACTTACGAGGAATTTTTAATGCAGGGTATAAAAAAATTCTAGACTTTTGAAAATAATTCTTACATATATCATCCATTCTTACCACTTTAAAGGATTACACCTTCTGTAGCTAACTCATATGGTAAAGAATAATTTTTATTCGAGTAATGGTAGTTCACTTTTTCTAAAACACTATTTGTTTCTTCTTCCCATTTTCCTAAAGAGTTATCGCTAACAGGAAAAGGATACACCTGATTATACTTGTCTATTACTATAAAATTAAACATAAACTTCCAATTTTTCATAGATTCGTTTAAGTTATTATATAATAATTTTTTGTATAAGGATGCTTGTAGCCAGTATTTATAATATTCAACGCTTTCCGGAAATTCTAATATTCCCTTACCTGTTGTCTTAAAATCATTAATAGTTATAATTTTATTAGTGTGGTCAATTGTATAATTATCTAGCACACCTCTTAAACCAAAATCATAACCTTTTAATTTACAACTTAATTCACGCTCATTATGTACTTCTACATTATTTGTAAATAAGTTTACACCATCTAAGTGTAAAAGTTTACGAACACTTTTATTTGATTTAATTATTTTTACAGCCTCTTCACATTTAGTAAGTAAGTCTTGATCAATAATCTCTTTACCTATTGTAGATTTCTTATGTTCAAAGTACTCAATATTAGCAGCTGTAATAACTTTTTCAAGTCTTCCTGCATCATCTTTGAGTGATTGGTAAAGATTTATACCACTAAGGTATAATAAAATGTCATCTTTATGATCTTCAAGATTATTGTTATCATTAATATTTTTGTAAGCTATACTGTCAAGTAAAGGTTTTAATGTTTTTGTTGGGATTTTACTGTTAGAAACAGCATACTTAGTGTTAAACACATCAGGTTCTAATAATAGACAATGTATCAGCCTTCCTCCGATTAGGTGACTGTAGTCTCTATCTTCTCTTTCACGTAAAATGTAATGATCATAAAATAAAACAGGTGAATATAGTAATTTACTAATGCTACTATAGCTAAAACTAAACTCCTTTTTATAAAAATCATCTTCTTTAGATTTGTTACTCAGCATCAAGCACCTCCAAATCTTCTGTTTTGTTAATTTTAGATCTGTTGGACTTAATAGAACTTATAACAGGTTTACCCAAAGAAATTTTGTCAATAACTATTAAGTTTTTAAGTCTAAAGTCTAACTTACTGTCAAATTCTTTTTTAATATGTTTTTTAATTAAATTAATGTTATGATCACCAATAAGATGACGTTCAGTACAATAATTTATTACATCAAGTGTTTGACTGTATTGAAATTCTTGATCAAAACAATTTCTTAAAGATTTAAAATTAACAGAATTCCACATTCCAGAATAACGTAATTTATTATCATAATTACATAAAAAATAAGCTAGTTCATAAGCTGATTTAATAGGATCAGAATTAGCCATCATCTCAGCAGCTAATTTTACATTATTTTCATCTGTAGACATTAGCATTAATTCTATTTGCTCAAAATTATTTTCATCAAGAACACTTAGCTCATTGTTTAATATTTTAAGCAAACTTTTATCATCATAAAAAATCCCACCATTATCATAATGACTCTTAAGTTCATTATATAAATCTGTGTACCTTATAGAACTGTAATAAGCATAGCTGTAATTAAAATCATGATTTTCTTTTTTCTGTGATTTTAATGATTCTTTTAATTGACCAATTATATGATAACTCATCATTATAGATTCATCATTAGCATTGTTTAAATCATTTATTACTTTTTCTGTATTATCAATTAAACGCAATGTGTTAATTAACTCTTTTTTGTAAATTTCATAACTACTTGCTGTTTTTTCTAAAAGATAATTAATAGTGTCATCACCAACAAAATAAGCATCTGCTGTTTCAGATTTAATAGTAATACTTAAACAATCTCCATTAGCCGCAGAGTAGCTTCTAATTTTGTCTCTTAAAATATTACAACCTTTATAAAAGTATAATTTATCACCATTATTAATTTTATATTCACTAGTAGGTATAGTACCATACTCACTTAAATAATTTCTATAACTACTACGTAATATTCCTTTAGTAGGCTTTAAAGAATATTCATTCGTTGTATCATCATAAATTAAATTATTTCTTTCTTTTACTATATCGAAAAAATTTGTTGTTTTAGTCATCTATTAAATTATTTAAAAATTCTTGATTAAACTCTAGATCTTTTACTGTAAAAAAATTACTAGAGATATTTTTTATTAGGTGGTTTTTAAAATCTTCTGTACATATTTCATTAAAACATTTCTTAGTAAGAACATCTCTGTTATGTAATACTTCTATTAATCTCCTTTTACTATAAGTTTCAATAATAAATTTATTTTTTTCATAAAATAATTTTTGAGACTTTGTTTTAAAATCATAATGGTATAGATTAAGATATTTACAAAGACCCCATAATTTATAATAATCGTTTTTCTCATAAAAAGAGTTAGTTAATAGTGTCATAAATGTTTCTTTATTATCATGATAGATTTCCTTTAACATAGGTAATTTATCTTTTGATATATCAAAGTAACTTTCTGAAATTAAGTTTTCCTCATTAATTATTTTTAAATTATTGTCAATCATTGCAACATAAATGTCAATATACAAAGGTGTAACTGCTAGTTCATAAGAAGAATAATTGTTGTTTATATTTAGACTGTTAATATCACAATTAGTAACTAAATTTATATTTTTCTGGTAAACAAAACCATAGCAAGATGCATGTAAACATCTTTCATTTAATATTATTTTATTGGCTGATTTTAATTTATTTACAATTATAGCTCCTTTATTTTTTATTTGTTCCTCTATAAATGTTTTATTATTAGTATAACCAGGGCCAATAAATATTTTATCCCCTGAATTTATATTTTCTGTGCTATCTTTTATTGTTTTTTCATTTATAAGATTACTAGTACTTACAATTGGATAAAATTCTGAGATTACACCTGTTAATTTATTTGTTAAAGACAGCGGTGATATAGATAGCTCGGTTATTTCGTTAAACCGAGCTATCGTAGTGTCACCAATGTCATAAAATATTATTTTAGACATATTATTATTGTTTTATTTAACTAGCATTTTTGCTACATTTGGATCAAACATAAGTTTTTCAAACTTTTTCTTAGTTTCTGTGCTATCACCAAGTAATCGTTTAACAATTACATACTTAAGATCGCTTGTGAAGCAATCGTCTGTTGTACAAAGTAACTTTAGTCTAGTAATGTGATCAGCTGTAATAGGATTTTCTTTAGCATATTTAGTTGCAAAATTAATTAACCTTAAGGCTAAAATACCAGCAATGTCAGCTCTATAATTCCCATCTTCACCTTTACAATCCTCTATTATTCTATTAATAACTAATTTATGATCTTGCTTACTTGTAAGCATCTCTTCTGGGGACATTAATTTGTCCATTTTATTATTAATAAATATAGTAAATGTATTAGTAAAATCTGGACCTACACACCCTTCTCCAATATTAGTAATCATACCTAAGTTAGGCTCAAACGATTTAAAACTAGAAATAGCATTAAAAAATGTAGTTGATGATCTTGCATTTACATAAAAACCACTATTCTTATCTTTAGCAGATTCTGTGATTAATTCAGGATGTTTAAGAATAAAATTAATACATCTAGTGTCAATTCCAGCATTTTCAGCCCATTCTGCCCAACATTCTTTATCAAACTTAAGTTTAACTGTAGTAAATCTAGTCTTTTGAGCAGGATCTAATTGTGTAACAAAATAATCACCATCATCAGGATTTGAAGTAAGAATGATATGAGAGTCTGCCGGCAATTTCCATGTACCATATGATTGTCTGTCAATAAGCTCCATACACGCTTGCGTAAATCTATTGTCAGCACGACTATAATCATCCAATAATAAAATTACACCTTTACCTGGTTTTAAGCTAGCAAGCCACTCAGGAACACAGTTATTAGTTCTATTTTTACCTGTTGGCTCCCATCCCTGACCAATATAATAATCATAAGAATTCTCATCTACCCATTTACCCACTGCGTTACCCACAGGCTTACCATCTGAATCTTTCTCTTGATATTTAAGCATAAATTCTCTAATAGGGAAGCCTACTAAATCACCTATGTCTTCCATTTGAGATAAGTTAAGTTTAACCATTTGTAAGTTCATAGTTTGAGCTACTTGTTCTACTACAGAAGTCTTTCCAAGCCCCGCCTCTCCTTCAATATTCATACAAATAGGCCTAACACCTTTAGCTGCTAAATATCTATTATTAGTAATCATGTGATCCACATATTTAACTAATTCGTTAGTAGTTAATGCTAAACTATTATTACTATTTTTTGATTGTTTTGACATATTTATTTTAATTATTTATTTGTTTAATTATTATTTTCTAAATTAGCGTTTATAGCTGCAATTTGTTGATCTGTTATTACAACAGGAGATAGTTTAAAATTTTTGTCATGCTCAAAATTATATCTACCATCTTGCATGATTAAATTTAGATCTACTTCCTCATTTTCATCCATGGAATAAAAAAAATCTGTTAGCATGGCGTATTTAATATCCTCCTTTAACCACATCTCTTTATTTAACTGTTCAAAATATGAAGCAGAATCAGGATGAATCTCAGCTTTTAAAGTGTTATCATCTTGAATTGTAATAATAAACATTACATTTTCTAGCATTCTATCACCAAAGCCATAACCATCTACCATAGCTTGTTTTCTTGGTTCTATTTTTTTAGAACCTCCATTGTTTACGTAATCTTTATTGCCTGCGTCTTTAAGACCAAAATGTGAAAAATTTTTGTTTTGCATAATTCATTAATTTAATTTAATTACTTGACCTGTTTGTTTTAATTCTTCATTCATGTTAGATTGTGATGATAATACCCATAACATTCTACCTTTCGGTCTAGGTGGTACATTAGCTTCTCCATCTGTAACATAAACTAAGCATGTATATTCACTAGAATGTTCGTTATAGTAATCTAATACAGGCTCAAAATACGTACCTCCTCTACCATATACTTTAAACTCCATACCGGGTTTATATTCTTCTATTTTCTGAATAGTAGTATCACAATGAACAACAGTGACTTTAGTACCAGCTTTATAGATATGATTTATTTCATGAAAAAATTCTTTTAGTTCATTATCACTTACAGAACCCGACGTATCTACACCAACTAAAATATGTTTTTTACGTTTCACCTTTCTTCCAGGATTCATGTTAAACCTTTTATTTAGCTTTCTTCTGCTTGATTTTCTATGATAATCAATAGAGTTACCTAAAAATCTTCTTAAGTAACCTTTCCAATCAAACTTAGGAGGGTCAGTATGCAAAAGAGCTTTTATAAGTCCTTGCATTTCACCAGGTATAGTACCTCTAGATTTAGTAATACTATCTGCAACTTCTTTAAGTTCATGCTCTAATTGAGCTTGTAACATTTTTTTACTACCTTCATCTAATTCTTGAAGTTGTGACCATAGATCATGTTCAAAAGATGTTGGGCCACCTTGACTTAGTAAATCATTTAAATTTGGACAATCACCATCTTCCTTAGCTTTTATTAATTTGCTATAATAGTATCTTGCACCTTTATTAGGTTCCATGTTTAGTTCAGGAAAATCTTCTAAGAAAACACCTCTTGTGGGTATGTGGTTAACAAGTTGCTCCATTATTTTAGGCTTACTCATACCAACTTCTGTACATTCTTTTATTATAGATTCTCTAATAGGTCCATATTTCTCTTTAAATTCATTAACACTCATAGTGTCTGCCGGGAGTAAACCTTTTTTTATATTCTGGTTAATTTCTATATCAGCAGCTATATTACCTATTTCTTTATCAGAAAAGTCATCCCACATAAATAAATGCATTAAACAAATGTGCATACATTCATGTTGTAAAACACCTATTTGTTCATCATCACTAAGACTATTCCAAAAAACAGGATTAATATTTAATTGAAAACCTAGAGCATAACTATTCTTACTTACACATGCTGTTGATATTTCATCATTCCAACGTTTGTTAAGCATATTTAAGAATAAGCCGTAAAAAGACTGCGTTAATTGCAGTCTTTTACTTGCCCTAGATATACTTGATTGTATATCTTCCATATTTTATTGTTTTAAAGTAATATTTATTTCAGCATTTTCAGGAATATAACCTGATTTTTTAGTCTCTTTGATAATTACATTAAAAAATACATTAACATATTCTAACATCATGTTATGATGATCTGGACAATTATTAATTCTTTCTAATAACCATTCACCAGTCATTTCACTAGCAATATCTTCATCTGAAGAACTTTTAGTGATATCAAAATTGTAACATAACTTAGAAATTTCTTTTTGTTGTTTTTTATTTAAAATAGACTTAAGTGCTGTAATTATATTACATTTTGTAATTTCATTTTTGTTATCCTCTTTAATGTGAATAGGGTAACCTTTAGCTACCCATATGATGTAACTAACCCAAGATTTAGTATTTAAACAGGAATAATCCATATTAACTAAATTTAAAATACCCAATTGAACATCATTAGGGTCTTCTGAAATAATTTGATAAATTAAGCTTTTAGCTTCCTCTTTGTCTAATTTAATTAACTGACTTATTTCTGCATTATTAGTTTTACTCATTTTATTTATTTTTTATTTATTTTTTTTATACATAAATCCAAACACCAGGATTATCTTTATCTAAACTATACCATAAACCATCTTTTTGTTTAGGCATTGGTATAAAGCAGGTCATATCATCATCTTCTATGATATCGTGAGCTACTAACAAATCTGCTATAATTTGTACTGCGTTATGAAAATCAAATCTTCTTTTACTATCTCTTACAAAATGAAAATAAACAACATTAGGTTTATCTTTTTCTATTACTTGTTTAAGAGGTGTTGAAGTCTTTCTGAATTCATTATCTCGTGTTTTATAGTCTTCTACTGTTTTTTTACTAACACTATAAGATTTAACACCTTGTTTAGCTAAATATTTGCTAACTGTTTTACTTGGGAATATTCCTCTACTAGTTTTTACTTTACTGTTTTTTAATGATGGTACATTTCCTGGAATAAATACTTTTATCATTTTATAAAAATTGTGTTAAAGAACTAATATGTTCTTTAGATTTAATTAATCCGTGATTTTTTACGCAATCTGCTACATCTTTATCTAGTGTTATCTTTATAGGTTTAGTTATATACAATGCTGTATATTTCTCCATTGATAATTTACCAGCTCTATCGTTATCAAATAGAGTATAAATATTTTCATATTTATTTTTAAATAATAACATAATAGCAGGTTTTATCATACTATTTTCTGAATCAGGAGCTACTACTTCAGTGTTAAACTTTAATAGTTTAAAAGACATTAAATCCTTTAGGCCGGAACATATAACTAAATTTTTCTTGTCGTAAACTAACTGTTCAGAACCTTGTAAAAAATCTTTAACTTTTATAAATTTTTGTCTGAGCTTAAATGGTTGATATATTTTATATAATTCACCATCTGATCTAAAATAACCATAAATATGATTATCACTAAAAATAATAGTATCATCATTATTCGACATAGTAAAGCTTTTTAAAGGCCTCACATTATGCATTTCTAATAAAGCTGACCCTATCTGATACTCACCCCAATAATCAGCGTCTAACATGTTCCACTGTCTTAACTCATAGCTTGTAACAGAGTATTTATCTTTAACAAAATTTACACCATTTAATAAGCTTATTTCATATTTCTCACTTTTATTATTATAAGTTTTAAGAATCAAACTAACAGCAGCATGGTATGACAAATTTTTAAGATACATTACTAAATTTATAGCATTACCTCCGTAACCTGATGAAAAATCTTTAAATTTATACTTACCTTGTGTGTCAATATAAATACTCATACTAGGTGTACGCTCTGTATTAAACACAGAATTAATCTTAACGTCTTGTCCTTTTAATTTTTCTGTTAAACCACAAAAGTGTTCAAATATCCAAGTAATAGGTACATCATCAACATTCCAGCTTTTATTAGTTTTTATCATAATGCTAATATAAAAAAAAGGGATTGAAATAAATCAACCCCTTTTTAATAAAAGATTATATGTTGGTTTTAATCTTTCATACTGAATGGTGTAGGTGAGCCAGCCGCACTAGGTGCTGATTGATCAGCAGCTGGAGTAACTCCCCCAAAAGAAGATACTGTTTGTTCAGCTTTTTTATTTTTAAGCTTATCAATGTGATCTGTAATAGTAAACTTACATACTAATTCTTCATCCATAGAGAATGCTGGACCAGCTGTTCTATTATATTTAGGTAAATATAAGTTATGGTTAATATAACCATCTTTCTCCCATTCTTTACCTGCTACACACATGTGAATATACTTATCTTTAAATGGTTTATGCTCATTTAAAGCAAATACAATATCTTCTAAAGTATCAAATTTACCATCAATACTTAACCACCAATCTGTAATGTCTAATTCTTTACAAAAACCTGCTAAAAATTTCATAACTTGATCAGTCATGTTAAGAAAAGTACCATCTTGAGTTTCATAGTCTTTATAAGTATACTTACTTGAAGCTACTTTACCAATTTGACCAGAATATCTACCTAATTCAGGATTATTAGGGTCTCTGTAAAATCCTTCAAAATCACCATCAATAGGTTCTGTTTCTACATCAAGATATATGAATCTTTCTGATTCATGAGCTCCTTGCCATTTAGGTTTTTCCATAGTAATATTGTTAATTTTAACATATCTATTACCTGGTTCTATATTTTTACGTAGTTTACCTGATCCTACGGTTACATTTGCTGTACTTAATGCCATATTTATTTAATTTTAGTCTTTTTCATAATTTAATATTGCCTCTCTAACTAACTGTAAGTTATTAGGTATAAATTCACTCTCAAACATTCCTTCAGGTGATTTACACGTATTCTTTGTGTTAGCTTTGGTGTCAAAACCAAATTCTACAATATTTTTTTCTAAATTGTCTCTTTTTTTTCCGTATAATACTATAGGAAATAAACCTTCAAGAGTAAGCTTATCATCTACTAATCTACCTATTGTTTTAGCTTTTTGCTTACTTCTACCTGTTGAATCCGTGATTTCTTCAGAGTGAGTTAGGTAAAATACCATAAGATCATTTCTCAAATACATCGGTTTTTCAGCAGTTTTCATAATATTATTACCTATATCAGAAAATTTTTCATATCCCTTCTCATCTGATCTATGAAAAAATTCAAATGCTGAAATATACTGATAATCATCAATAATAACATTTTTAATCTCAGGTCTGCTAGTATTAATATAATCTAAACAATCTAGTACATTTTTAGCGACAAATTTACCATTATCAACTTGTGAATTAAATAGTCTACCTTCTTGGAATTTAGGTGTCCACTCAGGATACTTTGTTTTCCAACCTTTGAAAGGTAGATCTTTACTTGCTATGTTAATAATAAATGTTTCTTTAGGTTCTAAAAATTGCATACTATGCGACTTGCCGGAACCTGACTCGGCAATAATTAACACTCGTTTACCCATTATAACTATTTAAACTTTTTATACGATCATTAATAAAATCTTTATCACTTATAGGAACTCTCCATGTTATTGCCATAAAGTCTTTAATGGTCAAGTGTGTGAAAGGTGCATCATTTTGTACTGTGTTAAATTCATCATTTGCAGTGAGTTTATCTGCGATAATTACATCTTGAGCTTTTAATTTTGTAGATGTTGTCTTAATAGCTCCTGTTGTACTTATAAGCTTTTTACCCACTTCCTGCGGTGTTTTACCTCCTACACTATCGTTTGCTAATTTAAGCGTGTCTATAGGTATAAAATACGTTTTAAAACTACCTCTGTCTACACAAGGGTTTTCTTCTTTAAAATGAGGGTTATACGCGTAATAATATAACTTACCGCTATCATTTTCTTTACGTATTAAATCTTTATCAACAAGTTCTACATAGAACCCATTAGTGTCACTTATTTGTGACTCAAAAACACTAATACAAGCTCCTAACTCAGGAAACTCTTTAGGTTTATAAGCTAAGTGACCATAAAACTTAACATTACCCCCCATCATTTCAAGAAAATCTTCATGAAGTTTGCGAAGCTCTGCTGTTTTTTGCTTTTTTTCTTCTGCTATTGTCATTTATTTTTTTGTTTTATTTGTGGTTCAGCGCTCTCAACCATCTCCATTGTTTCATATTTTGCCATAAAATGCATTAGACCTGTATCACCTGCTCTATTTTTTAATAAAAATAAAAATATCATGTCTTTGTTGTCTATTATGTATCTATTGGGTCCATATGGGTTTAAGTTACGTTTAGCAGGTCTGTCTAAGGCTATTAATGTGTCAGCATGCTGTAGCATAGCATCTGCACCGAATATATCTGAATCCTTAATATAGTTACCTGCTTTACCTGGCTCGCACCTCAATAGTTGATCAACTTCTCTATTAAGCTGACTAACTATTATAAAACATATTGGAAATTTCTTTTTTAATTTAGTTAAAGTTTCCCCTAACCTATATAACATTTCTGTTCTACCTTCTTTACCATATCTCACAAGAATAGTGTGATCTAATGTTACAATAGTATTTGTATACTGTAATCTACCACTACTATCTTTTCCTGAATATTGCTCCATATATTCTTCTACTGTTTTTTCTAATTCATCTACTGTAGGAGCGTCTTCTACAATATGATGTGGTGGATGAATTTCACGGTTCATTACAGCTTTACACTTTTCAAAATCTTGAGCAGTTATATTAGGAGCATAAACATCATTACTAGCTGAACACAATTGTTTATAACTAAGACCTATTAAATTACTAAATTCCCTCATAGCCATAGTTCTTGCAGGCATTTCAAGTTGAAATTCAAGTACATTAAAAGGATCTTTATTTTTAATAAAACCCTCTCTTATAAGTTGATCTTTAAATAATGTTTTTCCTGTACCAGGTCTAGCTCCTATAATATTAGTAGTATGCCACTCAAATCCTCCAACTAAAGCGTCATTTAATGAAGGCCAAGGAAGCTCAAAACTTGTTATTTCCCCTTTATGCCTACCTGCAATATAAGCAACAGCTTCCCTGTAACCATCAAAGTTACTTTTCCATTTCGACATATATTTGATTGTATTTGTTGGTTTTTTTTACTTATGTAAATTTAAGTAAAATAGATGAATTTATCAAATATTACACGAAGTGTTTTACCTCTTCTTCTTCGTCTATTCCACCATTTAAAATTAACTCACAATAGTCTGCTAAATCACTCTGAGAACTCATCCCAGGATCAGTTTTCCTAATAAAATATTTTGATGTTCTTGTAAAAGGGTAGCTTATATCTTCTTCTTGGTTTAGATATAATTTAGTGGCTTGTAAAACTATTTCCCAATCAAAATTATAATTATTAAAAAACCATTTAAAAGCAGCTTCTAGATTTTTAGAACTATTCCATAATCTTCTATTGTGAACACCAACTTTACCTTTTGGCCACATATCCTGATATTCTACAACTTTTTCTGAATAATTTGTTGTAAGACTCATTCTTTTAGCCGGATCATCACTAAGCATAAGATCTAATCTATTAATAACTTCAGATATACTAGGTATAACTTTATCATTTATTAGCATCTTATTGTTAATAAGTTTAATTTTTAATTCCTCAACATTAGTTAAAGAGCATTCTTGAGAGTGTTCTATACTCCATAATACGTAATATTCATCAGGAGTTAATTTTTTTTTGTTAAGTATGTCATACAGTTTTTTCATAATTTGTTGTTTTTGAATATTTTTTCATTTTGTCAAGTATATCTTGATAGATATTCATATAAAGTGAGTCACCTATAGAAATCATGTCTTCTACTTTACCAATAGAGGACCAAACTAAACTCCTATCTTGACCAATTTTATTAGAAATAACTCCGTCTGAATTTATTTTTAAATATTTTTTACTTATATAACAAAATAACTGCCTGTAAGCTACTATTTCAATTTTGCTAGTTTTATGCATTTTATAATTTAAACTAATTTTATGATTTTTAAACTTGGCGGAATTACCCCATTGTTCAATAAGTAGATCTGAAACTATATTATATAGTACATCAATTGATAATAATTTATAATCTAATATAAAAACATTAACAATACATTGAAAACCAAGAGTGTTTTCTAAGTCTCTTTTGAAATTTGTAGATAACTTATCTACAATAATACTTTTATTATTATTTTCTATTTCCATCTATATTTTATATATTGGTATATAACCTTAATATTTAACTCATGTCTAAATTTTCTAAATTTATAAAAGACCTATTTACTGAATTTAAAGTTGACAATAAAGTATCTTCTAAGAAATTTATGGGTATATTAGTAGGCTTATTAGCTGCAATAGGCTCTATATTAGAAGGACTACATTTTTATGACGTTAACCCTACTATTCTTGATTCTATGTGGTTTTACTCAGGAGCAATGTTAGGAGCATCTGTTGTTAGACATTTTTCTAAAAACTCTAATATTAATGAAGAAAAATAACATTATATTAACAATTTTACTTACTATTATAGCAGTGTTGATCATTACTGTTATTTTAATGAGGAATAAAGAACCTATTAAATTATTTGATCCAAAACCTTATTTAGAAAATATTAACAAAGCTGAACAACAACGTGATAGTGCTATTACAGAATTAAAAAAACTTGAATTAACATTAATTTCATTAGATGAACAAAAAACTAAAGTTAAATATAAGTATAAAACCATTTATGTTTATATTAACAACACTAATGACCCTGTCATTCTCGACAGTATCATACGAGCAAATTGGTAATATTCCGGATAGTTTAACATCAGTAAGCTATAATATACCTGAACTTCAAAAAATTTCTACAAAGCTTGTTAGAGCTAATGAACTAGAGATATTATATACTATTGCTGAAAATAAAATATGCACACTTGATTCAATGATAATTATTAAAAATTATCAAATAGAACAAGATGGTGTTATAATTAATAATCAAAAAAGTATAATAACCGGTTTAACTGCTGATGTTAAAAAGCTTAACTTACGTTTAAATAAAGTAGAAGTTCAAAAAACTTGGTTCAAGATAGGTATAGGAGTAGCAAGCGTCTGTTTAGGCGGATTAATAATGTATGCTATAGTTAAATAACTATTCATTAGAATAGTTAAAGATATACTTTATATCGTCAAGCTTATTAAGTAATTGATCATACTCTAATTGTTCATATTTTTTAATTAATTTTTCTTTTTCTTCTGCATAATTGCTAAAAAACTCTTTATCTTTTAAACTAAATTCAGTAAATATACTATTTTGTCTAGAAGCTATTAAATAACTTTCTCCTACTTTCAACACTTTTGCTAAAGGATGATTATATAAGAAACCAGTTAATTCTTTTTCTTCTTTAATGAACCTTTGCTCAGCTTTTTTTCTTATTATTTTTTCTAATGTTGTTTTATCCATAGTTTTATTTATTTAATTGACATCCCATTTTATGTACTTTTGTTTGTCCACACATAGGGCATTCTCTTTTTATTCTATTGTGACAGGTTTTACCTGATTTAGACCAATCCGCCATATTAGACCACGATTGGAATATTCCATCTTCTGCTGTATATCTATAACAGAAATGTTTTAATTTACAGTCTTTTGCATCTAAGCATTTGCTGATGTCGGCCATAGTTTATTTGTTTAGTTTTTACTCCCATGATTTACTATAAAAATCTCTAAAAGAGTTTAAGTATTTAACCCTCCAAAGTTTACGTTTCTTTTTTGATTTGATTCTCTTTCTTACTTTGTGAATCTTAGCGTTAATTAATTTATTTCTCATTGGTTTATTTGTTTAGTTTGTTTTGCATCCATTTAGCTCATAACACACGATTGAGTTGCATACTTCATTTTTGACACTAAGTCAGGTTTGCTTAATCCATTCTTACAATGTTCATTGATTAGCTTCATTAAATCCGTGTAGAAATATTCATCCAAAACACTTCTTTGATTGGCTAAGTTTAGGGCATCTTTTATAGCTTCTTTGATTGATTCCTCTGCTGATATTGCAGATTCTCTCCACTTATGATTCCATTTATCATAGATTTTTTGCACTAACTCTTCAACGTCTTTAGGTTGTTCCAACTCTGAGGTTTTACCGCCTTGTTGGGGACTATCCCGTAAATCCGAAAAGAATGTTTCATCTTTACCATCTACAAGATTTAAAAACTTTTGTTTGTTTTCATCTTTTGCTTTTTGGAGGACTGAATAAACATAACTTTCAGCCATTCCTTCGACATCGTGATTCATATTCATTTTAGCAGATACAGAACCCTCTATAAATCCATTTTTATACGCTTCAATTAATTCTTTTTTCATAGTTCTTTTTATTTAATAAAAGGCTGCGAACTTACTGCTGTCATTTAACTCAGGCTCCACCCATACAGAGCACCTTTTAAAACTTATATTTTTATTATGCAATGAACTCGCTTTCTGCTTTACATTCAACGTCAGGCATTATTCCAAACACTTCTCTTATTGTTTCTTTATCATACCCATCAAGTTCCAAAGCTAATTCAATGGCGTTTCTAATGGCGTACGGGTAAAAGCAAGTTTTAGTATCTATTGTTACTATTGGTGTTTGGCTTTCATTTTGGTTTTTTTCAATAATTATTTTCATTTTATCCGTAATTTTAAAAGTGGGTAACAATGTATAAATCAAATAGCCATCAAATAAGCTAAGTCAATGTTTACCTACTGTGTTAGTGTTTAATTGTTAATTTTGTGTTTGTTTATCAAATAGGAATTAAAACGCCTTTTGTTTTGGAGTTATAAACAATGCTACAACCTTTGCTTTAATTTATCAGGGTATTGAGTTACACCACTCGCTCTGTCATTTTCGTGTTTAAATTCAATCAAGAATACAAAGCCATCAAATAGTATATTAACCACTTTTACAGGTAATCGCTCTTTGCTTCCGTATTCAACGTAATCTAATTTATCACCTATTCTTATTTTATAATCAGTTATTTTATCCATCTTCATCATTTTTTAGTTAATAATCCGCACAGTTTACAACATCGTGTATACGCCATTAAAACGGCTTTTGTTTTGGCGTTGTAAGTAATGTTGGTTTATCCCATCGTTATTATACCTTTTCGGGTATAATGATGGCTTTTATACTCATTTTATGCCTTATCGGGTATAGAAGTACTCATGATAAAAAATAGGGGCTGTTGTGTCACCATCTGAAGGTGTTAATGAATAGAGTTTGCAACCTCTCATCAAAACTGTTAGCCAATTTCCCCTAATCTTATATGCCAAACCGTTAGCAGTAATAATCAATGCTTAAAGTTTAATATTATTAATAATTTTTTCTAAATTACTAATATTTTTAATAAGTTCTTTAACATCTTTAGAAGGTTTAACAGCTTCTGTAATATATCTATTAAGGCAATTCTTTATAGTTCCGGAATACCAGACATTAGTTCTTATAGTATTTTTACCTGTTTTAGGATTTAATTCACCCTCTTCTTGAAAATGTAATATCCATTGATTAGCATCATTTTCTAAATGAAATTTATTATCTAATTTTATCATTTTTATAAATTATTATATTATTAATTTTATCAATTAACTCTTGGTTAATATTGCTGACTTTATATACATGGTTAAAGTCATGTTCTACTAAATTAAAATATCTAGCAGATCTTTCTCCCTGAAATACATAAAATAATCCGGGAGTATTGTCTAATTGCCTAAGTAAACTTTTAATAAAGTTAGACCAACCTTTCATATGTGATCCTGGAGTGTTTACTATTCTTGTTAGCTCAGGTGATATAATTAAGGTCCCTTTATCTAAGTTAGTAATACTACTAATATTAATATCATCTAGTATAAGTATACACTTTAAATCATTATAATTACATTGTTCAAAAGATTTAAAAATGTCGTTAACAAAAGGCTCAAACATAATACCTTTTTTATATTCATCGTATAAATACGATAAAATATTACGCAATTCTCTTGTATTAAACCAAGGATCTAATATTATCTCCCAATTAGTTTTAGTAATTTTATTATAAAGTTTTTTCTCTATATTATCAATATCTATCATTTTTTGTTTAAATTTACTTTATGGCAGAGATTATAACAGTAAAAGCATTTAAAAAAGACGCAGCTCCTCTTGTAAAAATAGGTTTAAACGTGCATAAAGAAATATTAGCAAGTTATTTAATATTATTTGAAGAACTAACTAAAGAAGAACAAGAAGAACTTATTAAAGATCTTGGAAAAACTGAGTCATCTGGCGTTTTAAATCTTACATTAAAGAAATACCAACCTATAGCTACACTATCTTATCTTATAGGTCTTATAGAGAAGTCTGCTGAAGAACAAAATTTAATGCAAGATACTGAAGTAGACGTAGATGAGATTAGAAAAAAACTTAATGTAAGTTAATTCCTAATTCATCACCTAATGTTATTGTTTCTTTAATAGCAAAATCTAGCTCATCATAACTAGCATTAGCAAAAGATTCACCGTCGTAACCTATTCTACTTTTAATTTCATTTTTAATAGTATTAAAGTCATTACCAGTATCTTGTGCAATAATTCTTATACATTTATGTATTTTATTTAATTGACCTTGCGTATGATCATCATTTATTTCCTCTATAAATACTCGATATCTTTTATCTTGTTTTAAGCACTTGACAAATTTATCAAACATTGCTTCACGTCCTTTATTTTCAAATACTAGTTTATCACCTTCTTTTATAAAGAATGTTTCATGGAATACATCACTCATTTACATGATTTTTTATTAAATTTATTAATTCAGAAGACCAATAAGAATGAATTATTGGGTTATCGGTTGCTTCTTTTAAAAACGTCAAAGCTACAAAATCATCATATTCTTGATAAATGCGTAAAGTATATTCTTTAAGAAAATATTCATAGTCTATTATGTGTTTTAGTATATCTTTTCTATTTTTAATATCAGCTATTTTCATCATAATTCTTCTATTTTTGACCTTAAACCTTTTTCTAATAAAGCTTCATGAATAGGTTTTAATTTATTTAAATTACCCCTTTTAACATCACATTTCCCTTTAAAATGGATAATATTAGCGCATTGTTCAGCTTGTATACTCGTATGAGAGCAGTACTTAACTAAACAATATATAACATGTTCAAAACTGTTAACATCATCATTATAAACTACAATAGCTCGCCCTAAAGAAGAGTTAATTAATTCCTCTACAGCAATATCTACTTCTTCATCAATGTCTATACTGTTATTTTGCATTATATTTATTTTTTAAATAGTTGCATTGTTCACAAGAGCAACCTGATTCATTACTAGATTTTGTTATACTATTAATATACTGACTTTTAGTTAAATCAGAAATTCTAACATACATTAATCCATCTGTTTCAAATTCACCCATATCTAGTATGTGTTCGTTAACATCATTTAAAAGTCCTAGCAAATCATTGTGCTTGTCTCTTTCATAAATATAAGTTTGTACGTGCTTTGTTTCAAAAACTATTATACTACCGTCTGACGTAATAGCTTTTGCAGATATATGTTTACTTACTTTTTTAAATTTTATAATATACTTATATTTTTTTTTTAAATATTTATAAAAAGCAACTAGTACAACATACAAAAGGGGTAATACTAAAAGTACTACCCCAAAAATAATCCAATCTAATTTACTCATTTGACTATTAATAATATTGAGAAAATAAAATGCATTAAAACAACAATCCAAAGACTCACACTAAGCATCCTCACATTTAAGATATTGTAATTAATATAATCTTTAAGATGTTTTGTTGTAGTAACTACATCCGATAATACTTCTACCACATTACTCATATCTTCAGAATTTACAGATGTTTTACTAGCTCTATCTAAAATAATAGCATCTGCGATATCTTCGACAAATTCATCTAATCTTTCATTATTAACCTTACTAGTGTAGAATCTTACATCATTTTCATTAATAGACTTATATATGAATTTTTGTAAATCTTCTTTATTATCTATTTCGTTTATTTTTTTATTCATATCTTTTATTTATTTATAAAACATTTATTAATACTATCATAATACTTTATCTTATCTTGTGCATAAGCACTTAAAGCATTTTTAACCCATTTTTCATCAATAGTAGCTTGATAACATAATATATGTATAGTAGCTGTTTGATCAGGATTTAGACGCATTAGTCTACCAATTCGTTGTTGACTTTTAACATTATTACCATAAGCATGTAGTATTATACCAGATTCTAATTTAGGGATATTAACCCCTTCATTAAGTTGTAATACTGCAGATAATCTTGTAATATCACCATTTTTGAAAGATTCTAAATTTGTATTACTATTTGTATTACCGCTATGATAACTATGCTCACAAAGCCTGTCTGCTTGATCTTTATAATTAGTAAATATTATAGTTTTACTACTTGGAGGCATTATATTTAATAATTCTTTTACATAATCTTCTTTACTTAGAAAATTTTGCATTTCTTTCATCCTCATAACTCTACATATTTGTAAAGATTTAGCATTACCGCTTTCATCAGCTTTAGCAAGTCTACTTGTCCAATAATTATAACTATTTAACTCAGATGTGTACCAAGATTTACCTTTAACAGGTAAGTTTTTTCTATCATCTAGCGGTAACATATGAACTATTATTTTATAATCATTAAGCATGTCATCATTAACACCGTCATCTGTTGTATATTTATACACAGTAGGCATATATTTGGTAATTAAATCAGCTCTTACACCTTTTTCAGGCATTGTCCCGGATAAACCTAATATTTTCCCATTAAATAATATAAGAAATGGCTCATGACTTGCTTTTAAGCTATGACATTCATCAAAATAAACACAATGATAATCATATGAACTTTTCAATAATGATCTATAAGTGACAAAAGTTATACTATCTAATAGATAATCTAACTTAAGTACACTTATAGCCTCCGACCAGGAATCTTTTATTGACTTAGTAGGGTGAACAACTAGAAATTTTCTAGTATTATCTGCCTCATATAATTTAAGCATGTGTTTTAGACCCAAATAAGTTTTACCTGAGCCTACAGACATATCTACGCTACATTTAAAATGTGGCCAAATAATATTAAGAGCCTCTTCTTGAAGTTTCTCTTGTTTTTCTAATTTAGTTTTTCCACTGTTCATAATTCACTTTTAATTTTTTAATAATTACAAATATCTTTTATTTTACCTATAGGTATCCAATCTCCGTCAGAACCATCATATTCAGGTGAATATTCAGCTTCATATGTAGTACTTTTAATTTCAGGAATAAAATCTTCAAAGTTTTTCTTTGGAAACTCACAATCTTGATAATTCTCAATATTTCCTACAATTTGTGTATAATGTAATGTAGAATAAAAAATACCACCATCACCACAGGATACCCATAATTCTAATGTATAAGGGTTTAAATAAATCTGACCATAATCCCATGTATAAAAATTCTTAGCATGATTATTTACTTGATCTATTATAGGTCTTAAAGTAGTTAGATTAAGATTAGTACATAAATATGTACATTCTTCAGCTAATACTACTGTAAGCTCTTCAGAACCATCACTAAATACTCTTACTTGTACTTTATCTCTGTACTCAGCGGGAAGTTTAAACTTACTTATTCTTTTCCAATTTGAAACTTTATAGTTGTTATTAATAATTTCTACACACTCTTCTGTACTATCTGCTTCTTCAAAACAATATATTATTTTATTCATAATGTTGACTATTTAATTTATTTATATTCTAAAGCCTGCTTTTTTTCTTATTATATTTACGTACTTTTTAATAGTGTTATCATTAACATTTTCACCTTCTAACCATTCTAAATACGAGAATGGTACGTTTTTTAAAGGTCTGTCTTTATATTTACCAAAAGGCATTTTATAGTTTTGATATGTTTTACCATATTCTCTCCACAATTCTCCTCCTGGTATAAAATCAGGTAACTTTTTATTCATAATTTTAATATTTAGTATTACTAAATCCAAGATCTCGCGCTTCTTCAGGATGTTCCTCAGTCCAACAATGACAAGCTCTACAAGCAGGTTTCCATGTTTCTATTTTAAGATAATCACACAAACGACCTGACATATGATGCACGTCTGTGGCATCATTTTGACATATACCCGGAATATGCATTTGACATTTAGGATTTTTAGTTAAGAATATTCTTCTAAGTTGTGAGTATTCATTATCTAAACTTTGTTTCTTAGCTGATACTTTTTTAATATTTTTTATAGGATTATCTTTGTGTTTATACCAACATTGTTGACAATATTTATCTCCTTTGTAGTTTTTCCAAATATATTGGTCTTTTTCACAAGCTACACATAATTTTTTCTTTTTTTCAATCATCATTACTTGTTTTACTATAATTTACAATTTCTTTATTAACAAGTTCTATTAATTTTCTAAGACAAGTTAGTTTTAATTTTTTGTGTATGTCAAAGTTTTATTTTTTATCTGATTTATCACTAAGTAATTCAACTTTAAGAATATTTGATATTCCTAAAACAACCATCACAATACCTAAATATGCCCAGGAGCCTTCATTAAAAAGATCAAAACCCAAGCATGTAAAAATAGCTGTAGCTATTCCAAAAGAAAACCCTTCATAATAATCTTTACTTATCTTTTTCATATTTAACAATTTTAATTAGTTTTTTAAGACCTTGTGTTAAATCATAAGGAATAAACTCTTTTTCTAGCATAATTTATTTGTTTTTTTAGGAGAGGTAGCAGGACTCGAACCTGCGATAGATACTTATTTTCATAAGGTGACACAACCTCCGTGACATTATACTCTACCTCTCATTGTTTATATTTTATTTTAATTTTAAAGTTTTTTGAAATGTAACTTCTTTAGCATCATCTATATTTAAAACACCACCTTTTATAAAGTATTGTTGTATAAGTGTGTTAATCATTCTAGCTCCTAAAGTATTTTTATCAAAAAACTTCTTAATATAACCTTTAATATAAATGCTTACTTTTTCAAAATCTTCATTAAATAACTTACAATATTTATCTAGTAAATCACTTTTATCAACTATTCTGTTAAGATCTTCTAACGTTAGAGGTTTAGTATTGTAAATTAACCCTACTCTGCCTAAAAATTCAGTTTTTAATCCTATTTCACGTAATCTATCTAAAGTAATGTCTTCTTCATTGTTAAAAGCACCAGCAAACACAAATAAAACGTTATTAACAGGTACAGACACATATTTACCATAATCGCCAAATACTTGTGTAGTTCTTGATTCTAAAACTTTTAAAAACTCATTTTGTACACCTGTTGTTGACTCATGCGCTGAACTATCATTTGAATTACCTGATATAAATAATTTATCAAATTCATCAACAAATACAACAGTTAACTGTTTTTGTGTATTAGCTAACGGTGATAAAGCTTTAGATAAACTATTACCACTTGTACCTTCTTTAGTTAATTGAGCAGCATTTACTTCAATAAAATTCATTTTGTATTTTACAGAAAGATTATTTATAGTAAATGTTTTACCACTACCACTTTCCCCTGTTAAAATAAAATGCGGTTTAATTTCACCTTCTGATGCTTCAAAAATACTAAATATTTTTTCTATTTCTTTCACTAATTTATCTTGACCCACTATATTCATTTTATTATATTTTAAGTTAAACTATCATTTACTTCACTATCTTTATTTTTATCCACTATGTTACTTTCTGTAGAACTAATTAATAAACCAGAACTTATAGTTTTATGAACTAAAGCTGCTGTACCTCTTATTTCTACAATCTCATTTTTTTGTTGTAATATTGATTTTAATATTTCTTCATCTAAAGATGTTTCCGGAGTAATAATCAAAGTTACTTTACCATTGCAAACTGCTTCTACCCTCATATTATTTTAAATTTAATTCATAAAAATCTTCAGGTAATACGTTGTTAGCAACAAGTAAATTAATAATTTCTGTTTTAGTTATACCTAAATCTTCATTTTTTAACGTTACTTTATACTGTTTGCCCCATCTAGATAATTCTGGTGTAAGTAGCTCACTAGTAACTCTTCCTTTAGGAAACATAGCTGTTAATAAACCATTACTTAATTCAATAACTTTTTTCTGTTTGTAAACACTAATAACACGTAATGCTTTCTTTTGATTACGTATTATAGTAGTAATTTCTTCTTCTTTCATTCTTTTAACGGCATTTTGGTTATATATTTTTAAACCTAAAAGTGCCTTTTTATATAGAAAATTTTGATATTTACTATAATCTACAACAATGCTGTCAAGAGCTTTAGCTCGTTTACCATTATTTGTGTTGTATTCTGAATTTCTTCCTCTGTAATAAGCTTCTTGTTTCATATATTTATTTTTTTATAACAAAAAAAGAGGGCCATTACAGCCCTCCTCACACAAACAAATAAAAGATTAACTAACTAACCCTTATTCAACTAATCTTCATTGTCTTCATCAAAGTCTTGATCTAACATTTTAAACTCAGATGGTATTTCACTAACATCTTTAGTTTCAAAATCATCCTCATCAAAACCTAATTCTTCTTTTTCTAAATAACTATCCCCTCTTGAATCACTTGCTGATTTAAAAAAAGGATTTCTTATTTCTGCTCCATAATACTTATTAGCCATAAGATTTTGAATACCAGCATGGTCTAAGTTTAAATAATCATCTAAACTTATCTCTACTGTTCTGCCATCTGGTAGTTGATATAACATATGTAAATATACGATATATAAAACTATAAGATGTTTTAAAATTCAAAATTAACTTATTATATAGCTAAAACTTTTATTCAAAATATTGCGTTACTAGTTGTTTAACTTTATCGTTATAATCAAGCGCGGTAGCATAATTTATTTTAGTTAAAAACTTATAATAATTACCCCCTTTATAGCGTTTATCTTGCCAACGCTTATAGTAAGCTATACTAAACACCCAATGATCGAATGAGATATATCCAGAACTTATGCAATTATTTTCTGCATCTCTTTCTTTACATATAAAAAAACCAAATAAGTTATTATAATCTAAAGAACAATTTTCACATTCAAGATTACCTGTTTCTAAATAAGCTTGAGCAGCAACTATTTTTGGATGTTTTATCTCATATGCTATACAAGCTTCATATACATTTTCTTTTGTTAATTCTAAGTTAAACCCCATTAAAATAAATAATGGGGTTATAAGTAAATTTATCATTGTTTTTTATATTTAGCATTACAGAAATCATAATCTCCTTGAGCATAGTAAATAGCATTAAAAGACAATCTAACTATAATAAAATCATTATTAATAATTTGAACATCACCTATTTGTTGTGCATTAATTCCTCCGGTTAGTTCATAAATTTTACCTGTAGCTATAGAATAAGGGTAATTATTTATCGTTAGATCAATTGACCCTTCAGGTGTGATAGAAGTTATATAACCTTTCTGGATAAATGCAGTATTACCTGAACCATTTGTAGGAGAATAATCTTCATATATATTCCATATACCTGTCATAGAATTTGCTGTAGGTGTTACATCATCTTTGTCACATCCCATTAAAAATAGACTTACAATAAGTCCCACTATGTACTTTTTCATAATTTTAATTTTTCACTATTTAAACTTATTAATTCTGGTTCAAACGCTTGAACACTCTTTTTAAACATATAAACTCTCATTGGAGAACCTCCTTTACTTAAGTAATGATAGATATTAACTAATTTTAGATCAGGCACAAGCCCACAAATATCATTAGGTATGTCTACATTCCTTATTTTGTCGTTCTCTCCTGAGAATGCACTTAAATCATCTCTAGCACCTAATAGTGTAATAGCAAGATAACCTTCTTGCTCTAAAAGATTTCTACTGGCAATAGACGATATTGTATCTTTAACATATTGACTATAAACTCCA